GTTTCCCAGTCACGATCGGTGGGGCTGACGGTCGTGGTCTGGTCGTTTCTGCTGTTGGTGGTGGTGCGTTCACCGGCTCTACGCTTGCTCCGACTCCTGCGGGTGGTCAGTTCACTAAAGAACTTATCTCTCGTATGAAGACGGCGATGACGCGTGGTGCGGGTGGTAACGGTAACGCCGGTCGTCTGACCGATGTCTACCTGTCACTGGAAGCTATGGAAGACATTCGTGCTTGGGACGTTGATGAGATCGACGAGTTCACTCGTCGTGAGATCTTCGTTAGCCGTGATTATGGTCTCGCCCAGATCTACGGTGTTGTTCTGCACGAAATGACTGAGTGGGGCGTTGGTCAGGAGTACGAGGAATTCCTCGAAACTACTCTTAACCGCTCGCACCGCACGGTTTCGTCTGTGGCTCTCCAGGAATTCTGCATCGGCCTGGACCTGTCCACGATGGACAGCTTTGTCATGCCAATTCGTAAGGAACTTGAAACCTACGAAGATCCGGCTCTGTACCGTCAGCAACGTGCTGGTATCTACGGCTGGATGGAGCACGGCTTCGCCGTTCTTGATCCTCGTCGTGTTCTTATCGGCGAATTCTAAATCTTATTTTATAAGGTTGAGTTGCTAGAATGGGCGGCGGGCTACAAAACGTGGCCCGCCGCTTTTCTTTAGTGTACTTTTCATTGGATCCAAGAGGAGGCAAAGATGTCTGGTGAAACCAAAACACTGACAGTAGGGGCCGAAGCTTCGGCACTTGATATTTATTTACAAGCTGGCGGTTCGCCGGTCAATGCTTTCTTTGTAGGATATGAGCTGCTTGATGCAGCTAACAACGTTGCTTTTAGTGGAGTAGCGGTCAATCCGTCAGTCGGTAAATATACTGGCTCTGGCGTTATTCCCGCTGGGTATCAGTTAGGTACCTGGAAAATTAATTGGGACGTAATTACTACAGGCGGCTCATTCGCGGAAGCATCTGAGTCGTTTTGTGTAAATGAAGTTGACATTCAAGTCGGCTTTGTGCCAGCCACAGATAAAACTGGTACAATTTATGAAGCAGTTCGTATTGACATTGGAGACCCAGACGGGCAAGTCTTTGATGACGATTTCTTAAAACGAGTGCTTGTGAAGGCAGTGAGACGCCTAAATGGTAAATTAGGTTTATCTAAAGTTGCTAGACCACAGGGTATTCCTGGAGCGTTTGGTGGACCTAGATTACAGGTAGGTCAACTTACTGTTGATGTTGAGGCGGGGACTATTACGCCCAACAATGACGAGCTGTGTGATCTGGTAATTCTGCAAATGGAATATATTATCATTACTGCGGAAACCAGTGCTCTCAAGCGACTTGCTGCAACTGCTAAGTCTGGACCGTTTGCTGTCACAACCAGTGGAACTGATAATGATGGTAAGATGGTGAAAAACCCAGATGGTACTGTTGTGCAAGTATCTGCTGGCCGACTTTCTAGTCGAGTTAATCTGCATAAATTAGATGTGGCAACTCGTGAGAAAGAACTCGAAATGGCTGTGCGTGCTTTCCTTAATAGACAGACTGGTAACTACGGTAAGATGGTGTACTAATGTTAGTCTATGCGGCAAATCCAAAAGGCGTTTTGCATGTAGCTGGTTATCGTATTTACGGACAAGCTACTGGCAGAAATCCTGTGGACGTGCCGTTTGAAGTTTACAAGGAAATTAGAGGAGCAGTTAAAGACGCTACATATCGTGAAGATATTTTGCAAAAACTGTTTGGTGTACCTTTTCCGGAGATCGGCTTCTCGTATTCTGAATTAAGGCATCTCCCTGAAGACACACTAGACAAGCTTGGCGTTAGAATGTGCAAAGTCAAGTATTGTGCAGCTTGGCCAAAACAACGCAAGATCCAAGTGATCCAATGGGCTCTCCGCAATGTTAAGGCCGATTAGACAAACACAGCAAGTAAACAACGATTATGTCACCCCTTATACACAAGAGAGGGGCGGCTTAGTCTGTTGGGGCTCAGCATCTGGTTGTACAATCGTTGAGTATAAGCATGACCCAAGCGGGATGATTCCGGTGGGCTTGCAGCTTAACGATATTGAACATATCAATTTTGCTCGCGAGTTTCACCCACAAAGAATTCGCAATACTGATGTCGCTTGGGGGACTGTTGGTATTGCGACACAAGGTGATTTTGAGACAGACTGGGTTCATATCGTAGGAACCGTGCAAAGCGGAGATCATGCATATGCTGGTCCTAGTGGTACTCTCACGAACTCATCTTCGTTTGGAGGAATTCGTGTAGGAAGATTTTTGAGTGGATTGACATCTGACCCCCACCAAGTGACCTTTAGAGGCTTTGGTTTTTCAGGGGAATTTATTGATCCTGTCACGAAACTTCCAGTATGGGAAAACAATCCTGATGATCGTACTCTAGTATTGGTTGATGGATATATTAAAGTTCGTATTTTACCCGAAGTAATTCAGAGGTCGCAGTTAGACAATGGTGTTGGTACCTAACAATCAGGATCTATCACAGGCTAGCGGTGTTATTGACGTTGCGGCTTTTGAACAGATTTATCATAGCTGTATGGATGATGCATTAGCGTCTCTAGGTCGCACCGTAACTTTCCACCTGGAGCCGAGCGTTGAACAAGATGTATCTACCCAAGGGCAACCGCAAGCTGGCCAATTTAACCCATTCTTTGGTGGTGTGGCTACTCCTAATACGAATACTCGTGGACGAGGGACTAAGATTACTACTCGGGAGGTTGAGTATTTAGCCCACATTCGTGTTGGTCCAATGGGAGCAGACGACACAGATGGTATTGGTGATTTAAAAGACAATGAGGTGATGATTACTGTGGTGGTTGAAGCATTGCCTCACGTAAAAGAAGCATTAAGTATGAGTATTGAAGGTCGTCGTTACAACATAAAAGAAACGCGACCGATTGGATTTAGTGTGCGTAGATACTTAATGGTTAAGGGCGAGGAAATTGAAGAGCAGGCAAATACTGGTGGAGTGAATGACGGCTAATGGCACTTGACTTTAAATTACGAGCATTACTGAAGCTAAACTTCAAATTCTTCACGGACATGCATATGTTGCGTGAGGGTGCTTTCGTCAATATTGCTAGCGGTCAACAATTTTACGACGGTAGCGACATGAGTGTTTTGCTGCCAGATACCAATGCGGACAATTATTTCACAGGAGTAGGGGATGGTCAAGTTTGGCAGTCAGCGTTCCGAGAGTGGGTCTATGAGTCAGGGGTTCCGCTTGATGGGACAAATGTTGCTTCGCCTCCTCTTACTGCCAGTGGCGTTTACATTGAGGGTGCTCTCAGGACTCCTGATGATAGCGAGTTTGGCCATACTATTGACTACATTAACGGTCGAATCATATTCAATTCCCCTCAGCCGCTCGGTCTCAAAGTTCAAGCAGCTTTCACGGCGAGACAAGTAAGAACTGACTTTGAGCATAAGTTTAATCAGCAGCACAACGATGGTGTTCTGGAGTCTAAATATTGGACAAATCCGGAAACATCATATCAGATGGTATACCCTAGTGGTAATGCTTTTCCTTTCCCAGCGGTATTCCTTGAGTTAACTGATAGAGAGTTCGAGGCGTATGAACTGGGCAACAGAAGTCTTATTATTCAGGACAATTTACGTTTTCATATTTGGGCACTTAATGATTTAGAGCGTGATAATATCGTTGATATTTTAACTGCTCAGACTAGAAAGACTGTGCCCGTGATTGATTTTAATAGAGCACCTTTGCCGTTGTCAGGCATCCTGAATACTCTATCCCCTGAGTATGTTCCGTATCAGGACATGCTTAGAAATAATGTACTAATTACTACAGTTGGTTCTGGTGCTCCTGTGAGATACACAGCTTTTATTGAAGAGGTAACCGCTCAGAATATTCCACCTCAAGAGGAATTTGAGCGATCTATTGTAGATTATAAAGTAAAAGTATATTTAAATGCTCCAACTACGCCTCTTGGTCACTTATTTGGTCCTATCACAAACATTCCAACCATTGGAGATACGGGTCTTTAAGTAACCTTTAGTGTAATATTCACTGAGGTAACCGAACGGCCTCAAACTTTGCAAAGTTTAATTGAAGGAGTTTTTCTGTCATGACTAACAATCGCGTATTCTGGGCCATCCAACAGGTGGCCATTAAGGACAATGGAGCTGCTGCTACTAGCTCTGTTGCCCCTCTGAATTCGCGTGAGTACATCACAGGGCCGCTTGCATCTGGTGTTGACGAGGTGTTGGGGCTGTGGGAGGTACCTCGCGGAATGCAGAGTGCGGGTATGAGCACGACATTCAACCTTGAGCAGACTTTCCAGCTCGGTCAGGTTGAATTGTATGAATACTCTGAGCGTCAGCCGGATGTGGAAGTTACACTATCTAAAGTAATTGATGGCACGAAGCCGCTGTTCTTTATGTGTACTGACCCCACTCAGGCTAACGACATTGTTGCTCGTACTGCTAATTATAGTGTAGATATTGCCTTGCAGATTTTCCCGGATACACAGTTCCGTGCTACCGGGCGTCCGCTTTCTATCGTAACGGCTTCGGGTATGTTCCTGTCAAGTGTTTCGTACACTTACCCGATTGATGGTGCGGTAACTGAAGACATTACCCTTGTTGGTAACGATAAGATCTGGGGTGCTATGGAGGCTGTTTCTGGTGTGACTGCTGGTCACAACAATGGTCTCGGTGGTGGTGAGCCGCTAGTTATTTGGCCTGATGATGCATTGGGTAATAACCCGAATGCTCCTGAAGGTTTGCCGTCTGGTGTATTTGGTAATGACGGTCTAACGTCGGCTCTTGTTGAAGGTGGTGCATCTGAGCTTGCTGGTGGTACCGATCGATTCGGTGTTATCATTGTTGGTTCTGGTGTGCAGCGTCGTGAAGAGGTTGATATTCGTCGCTCGGTTCTGCCGGAAGACGTTCCTGGTGTTGTTCGTTTCCAATCTTCAGGTATTAACGCTGCCTTTGTGAATGGTGGCTTTGGTTCTGAGGGTCCGGGCACGGCTTCTGCTAGTACTCAGCTCATCGGTGATGCTAATACGGATAACATTATTGAGCACATCTCGACGATTACTGTTTCGTTCTCGGTTGCCCGAGACGATATTTTTGAGCTGGGTTCGAAGCGTCCGTTCACCAAGACTCCTGCCTTCCCGCTTGAGGCAACGTGTGCCATTGAGGTGATTACATCTCAGGGTGACTTTGTTGATGCGAGATCGGATATTGATTGTGGTCCGGATAACACTTCGGAATCTAACACGATCATCATTCGTACTTGTGATGGTATGCAGGTTGACCTTGGTAGTGCTAACCGTCTGACGGGTGTTGAGCAAGGCGGCGGTGAAGCTGGTGGTGATAATATGACTATCACTTACAACTACAGTTCGTTCAATACGTTCAACGTTTCGCACGATTTCTTCCAGCCGAACCACCGTATTGTGGTATTTGCAACTGGTAATAGTAGATTCAATGTTGGGGCACCTTCGTTCTTACGAAGCGACCTAGGATTGTTCTAAGATAACGTCGGAGGACTCTGGTTGGGTTGTCGGGGGGTGGCCTGACCGGAGTCTTTCGTTTTTGGTGCTAGGATAATTAGACTTCTCGAACACGGATGATTTGTGTCATCTGCCTAGCACCGCGTATGCGGTGCTTTTTTATTATGTTGACTATCTCTGAGAAGATTCAATTACTAATGTGGGATAGGCGTTATCTGCTAATTCCCGATGAGATTGACGGTCCTGATGACATTAGGCACGTTATTGTGCGTGATGCTACGATTCAGGATCGTAACTATTATATTCATAAACGCGAGTCAGAATTGGTTGCGGCTCGTAGAGCGAGCGTTCCATCTGAAGCCGAAATTTTCAAGAATGCTGAACGGGCTGAATATTGGACAGAAGAAGATAAAGTGATTCTTGAGAAATCAGACGAACATCTCAAGTTCTTAAGAAGTGAGTTAGCTCGTCAAAAACATCTGGCTAGAAAGAAGAGTTTGGAGCATCAGATTAAACAGGCTAAGAAAGCTTATGAAGATACATTTCGTAAGTCTGAGAACCTTAAGACTCAAACGGCTGAATATCACGCTCATGAAATTGCCGCTTTAGAACTATTACAAAGAGTGGTGCTCAAGTTTGATGAGACTCCTCTTTGGCCCACTGAGCAAGAATTCCTACGTTGTCGTGAACGGTTCTTTCCATTTGTTATCTTTCTAGCTCATAATTGTTTATCTGAGCAAGTTTGGGAAACATCTGAAATTCGTGAGGTAGCTCGTTCTGGAGACTGGCGTTTAATTTGGACACTCAGTAAAGAACGTTTGGACGCTTTATTTAGTAAGCCAATTAGTGATCTTTCAATGAATCAGAAACTATTGATTTATTGGAGTAGAGTTTATGATTCTGTCTATGAGGATCCCAAGCGTCCAGATCCAGATATCATTGAAGATGATGAAAAGTTGGATGAATGGTTAGCCAATAGGGACCTTGAGAAATCTGAGGATACAAAGATGGATAAGGTTTCGGGTCACCAAGAACAGATGAAGATTTTAGATGGTTATTATGTTGAAACATGTACATGTGGTGTAGGTACTGCTAAACCTAAGGGGCTTGGTGAGAAACCACGCCATGCTGGTGATTGTTTGTTTGGTCAATGGAAAGCATATACTCCGACTGAAAAGGAGGCTATGGCAAGACAAGTTTATGGCAGAAATTCTAAGAGAGTTCGTGAGATAATGGATCGCGAACAAGAAAGCGTACATGGCGTTGGCACTGTTGAAGAACATCATCTTCGTCATCAAAAAAGTGGCTTCCGTAAATTTATGTCGCCACAAGAGAAGATTATAAGGATGGATAGATGAAACACACCTCCCGAGATCAGCTCCTAAGGAGCACGGAACGCAGACTGAAACACTTGATGGTTCAGATGCTGCAAAATTTTGAAAATAAGTTTTCAGACCTTGAGGGATCGCGAGATAGTCAGCTCTTCAAGTCTGATTTGAAAACCGCCTGTAACGATGTAATTCGTGCTCAAAGAGATGAGCTGCACGATTACCATGTTGAATATCGTCCTCTTAGATCAAATCCAGACAATACTCTGGAGATGACTAGAACGTTCCTGGAGACTGTTCAAAAAGTAGATTTTGGGTGGACGATTGACAATGTGCCCTACATTAAGATATATGCTGGGAAAGATAAAACTAAGGTAATGGGTGCTGTCCGAAATGAGTTTGAGGCAGGCGTTTTATACGAAGATAATGATGCTCAATTTCCTTCGCTAGTATTAGAAATTGTTGGTCTCGATTCTTGCGTAAATTGTGTACTAACTATAATGGACAGGTATCGTTTGCATGCCGGGGTCAGGGAAAAGTACAAAGAGTGGCGTCAGAAGATTGTTAAATTATATAGGAGTTAGGAATGAACGAAACCGTTAAGAGAGACTTCAGGGCGGCTGATCGCCATGGGGCCGAAATGGAATTTGAGCTGATTGAGCCAAATCTGGCTATTCAGAATGAAGGCGAGCGGCATTACAAGATCGCCTATAGCCAGGCTCTCGCGAATGGCATTTTCCCGAAAGAAGTTCTTCGCCAGAGAATGCAGCAATTCCAAATGTGGACAGATGAGGATGAGAAGGAAACCCGTCGTGTCCTTGGTGAGCTGGCTAAGCTCCAGATCGATCTTGATAAAGCCCAAACTCAGGGCGATGACGAGAAGTGTGTTGAGATTGCCACGAAGATGGCGTCTACACGAGATCGTATGTTTGAGCTATTTCTAATGCAGCACACCGTCTATATGAATTCCGCCGAAGGTATGGCTGAGACCGTTAAGTCAGAAGTGATTATGGCGGCATGTACTCGCGTGAAAGCTACTGGGCAGAGATATTGGAAGGACTATTCAGAGTTTGTCACAGAGCGTGACGAGAATCTGAAGTCTACTGTTTATATGCAGGTAGTTGGAGTTCACTCTGCTTTGTTAAAAGCGAATACGCAGGCGATTGAGGGTGCTTATCCTGAGACTAAATATATCAAGGATGTTCGGGAAAGTATGCTCGATCGTGAAGTGGAAGAAAAGGTACAAGAAGAACTAATGAACAGGGCTAAAGGAGCCGCTGCTGAGATGGAAGAGGATGACGCCCCCGCGAAGCCTAAGAGAAAGAGGAAGACTCGTGGCCGCAAAGTGGCAACTAAAGCTAGTAAATCCGGCGAGAATTCTTAGGGGCCATATTGGCACAGCCTGGGAAAAGAGCCTGGTAGAGTTGCAGGTTTGGTTAGAAACCACACTTGTTAGAGCTTTAGTGTTTGGCGGAATGGGTCTTCAGGGTATTGCACAGACTGAATTTTATAAATTTGTAAGTAGTCGAGAGGGTTTGAGTCAGTTGGGTATCGAGGCTACAGAGCCTCCGAAATTACTTAAAGCGTATGAGACAAAGGCATTCAAGGTTGAAAGAAGAAAGCGAGTCATCAGACTAAAGTTTGGAAATGTCGCACAATTGAAAGTAGCTACGCAGCACCCCGCTAAGGGTCAAGGACATCTCAATATTAGATCTTGGCTCGAATGGGTTTTGGATGGTACTGAAGCCGGTAGAGGCTATGTTCCTCGTAGCGATATTGATCCTAGTATGCAAAAGAACATTCGGCTTGGTCAACCTCTTGGTGGTTTGATGCTTCCTCGTGGGGTACAAGGTAGTACTGGGCTGTGGAGATTTCCTAGCAGATTGCAAAACTATGAAGATGCTTGGTTTCGATCGAATTCCGCTATTGTTCAAAGATTAATTACAGAGAAGATCACGGACCTATTTAAAAAGAATCTAAATGGCTAATACAGTTCAATTAGAAGCTATTTTAAAGCTTACTGGTGTACAGATTGATCGGAGTGTGTTTACTCAGATTAGTCGTGCTACTGCCGGTCTGCCCGGAGCTTTGGCTGACACAGGACGTGCAGCTACCAAAGCTAACACAGGTATGCGTAGGCTTGGTCGTGGTGTACGTGACGTTAAGACTGAACTGACAAATGGTGAACGTGCTGCACGTCAATTCTTGCAGCGTATGGCACAGTTTGCTATCTTGCTGCCGACGTTCGCTACCCTAAATAGAGCTTTGCAGGGTGGTGTTAGATTCTTAGTTGATTTTGAAGCAGAGATTCGTAAAATTCAGGCTCTTGATATTGATGGTCTTGCGGATTCGTTTGGTGCGATTGCTGATCAGGCTCTTAAGATTGGTACTGAATTTGGTTCTACTGCCACTGAGGTTGTTCAAGGTATTCGTCTATTCAAGCAAGCTGGTGCTACGATTGAAGAGGCGTTCGAACAGGCTCGTGTGTCCACGCTTGCTGCTAGAACTTCGACACTTGATCTTGCTGAGTCGCAAGAGTTTGTTGTTGCATTAACACAGATTTTCGGTGATCAAGCTGGTGACCTTGAGTCTGCTCTCGATAAGGTTGTAAAAGTAGAAGACCTTGCTGCGGCTGGTGCCCAGGATATTGCTGAAGCTTTCCGTACTGGTGGTAACGCTCTTGCTTTCGCTACAAAAAGTGTGGATGACACTATTGGTTTGATTGCTGCCCTTAGAGAGCAGACACGTAAGTCTGGTCGAGAAGTTGGTACGTTCTTCAAAACTCTGTCCACTCGAATCACTGCTGCTGGTGAGCCACAGCAGGCTGTTCGTGCATTGGGTGTTGAAGTCAAAAATTTAGATGGTAGCCTTCGTCCCCTTATCGATGTTTTGGGCGACCTAGAAAATGCGTTCAATAACTTAACGGAAGCAGAACAGGCTAATGCGGCTAAGTCTATTGCTGGTGTTCGTCAGTTTGAATCTTTCCTTGGTGTTATCAAGTCTTTTGATCGTGCAACAGAATTATCCGCTGCTGCCTCTAATGCAGATGGTGCTGCAAAAGCTAAGCAGGCGGTCATTGCTGAGTCGCTTGAGTTCCAGCTTACACAATTAACAACGGCTTCTCAAGGACTTGCTCAAGCGATTGGTGATGCTGGTATTGGTGATGTTCTTAAGGGTGCCGTTGGTTCCGCTAGAGTGCTTGTTGGCGTTGCTACTAAACTAGTACAGATCTTTGATAAGATTGGTGTTTCGGTTGCTCCACTACTTGCTATTGGTGGTATTCGGTTAGGTAGAGCTGTGTTTGGTCTTGGTGGATTTGGCGGCGTCGGTGGTGGCGGTGCTGGAGGCAAAGGCGGTAAGGGTGGGCTCCCGGCAATTCCTGGTGTTCAGAAGACTTCTCAAGAGCTTATCCAAATGCAGACGGCTACGGATCAAGCGACTCGTGGACTTCAATTATTCAATCAGCAATTACTTATCAGAAAGAATGGTGTTCGTGTACTAGAGGATCGTCCGTCTGCACGTCGTTTGCAGACCGCTGTTGGTCGAGATGACTTCAAGGATCGTACACGTCAACGTCTTTCGGTTGAAAAGTCGATTCAAGCTAACAATAAGTGGCAAGCTGCTATTGGAGATAGCCGAGTTCAGTTGTTAGCATTTACTGCTGCTTCTATCGCGGCTGTGCCAGTACTTAATGGTCTGACCAGTGCGTTTGATTCAATCGTGCCTGCCGCATTTGAAATTGGTGACAACTTCCGTAAGGCGGCTGGTTTTGGCCTTCAGACTGGTTTACAATTTGGTATCTTGGGTGCTAAAGCTGGATTAGTGGCTGGTACGTTAGCCACATTGGGTAGTGTCATTAGTGATACGGTTGATCGTCAGAAAGAACAGTCGGATGCCATCAAAGAGCTTGTTGGTCTTGAATTTGATGAAGCCAAGATTCAGGGTGCAATTACTGATCTCTCGGGTTCGTTAGGACAAATTATTGCCGAAAACCTATCAAGCAGCCTTAACGAACAAGAGTTTGGTGACGTAGATGTTACTGGGGCATTTGATAAACTACTTGAAGATTTTGAGAGCTTGGGTGCTACTGGTTTAGACACTGGCAAGTTACAGCGTGCGTTGTTTAGTGATGAGGGTAACCGCAATATTGCTAAACTTAACAATGAATTGTTTGCTAACGCAGAAGCCGCTCAGGAATTGAAAGACGCTTATGATGAGAATGGTGATAGCACACTAAGTCTTGCGGAACGCAGTAGAATCTTGTTGCGTGCCTTCGGTGTTGTTGATAAGCAGATCGATGAAACGACTGGTCTGCTGAAAGAAACGTTTGCTCCTGCTTTCGAAGACATCAAGAATTTTGCTGAAGCAGCTAGTCGATTTACTACGCTGAACGCTTCGTTGGCGGATGCACGTACGTTACCAGAGAATCTTGCTCAAGGTATTGATCGTTTACGAGTAGAGGCTGAGCGTGCTGATCAAGCTTTCTTAGTTGCACAAAAGGGCTTCAATGACTTACGTCAGTCGTTACTGGAAAGCGAAGCTCCTGAGGCGGGTATTGGTCCGGGTCGTGCAATTTCCTTACTAGGCGAAGTGCGTTCTGCATTCGCCAAAGAAGGTGATGCCCTTGTTCAAGAACTAGAGCGTATCAATAATAGTGTGTTGGCATCTGAGCGTGATTTTGTAAGTAAAGTTATCGCTATTGAGGGGGACGCTAAGCAGGCTGAGATTGATCGTTTGACTGCTACACAGACATTACGTCAAAGTATTCTTGATAGAGAAAAAGAATTAGCTCAAGCACAGCAGGCGGCTAGCTTAGAAGCTGGACGTGCTGCTGACGATTTTGCGATTGCTCTTATTGAATTTGGTGGTAACGCTGAAAATGCGTTAAGTAGCATTGAGAAGCTGGCTAATCTAACGGAAGTTGAGAAAGCACAGATTGCCCTTCAACAATCTTCTGTAGAAACAGCAGTACGCGTTGAAAGACTACGCGACGAGTTATTTAATTTGCAAGACGAATTCTCTAAGGTTGAGAATGCAGCAGAAGGCACTGAGGGTGCTTTTGTACGTAATGAGCTTCAGCTCAAGATGAGTGCTAAACAACTAGAGATTGAAAACCTCCAGCGAGAAGGTGTGATCAATACTATTAAGGGACGCATCAAGGTTGCTCAAGAAGAAGCTAAAGCTGCTGAAGAGGCTCGTAAAGCAGAAGAGAAGCGACTAAAACTGCTGCAAGAATTGGAAGACGCAACAGATTCTCTTAATGACGCTCTAGAAGAAAGTAAGCAAAGCTTTGAAGAGTTTGCAGATAGTCGTCGTGCAGACTTAGCGGATTTAGAGGCAGACGCACAGAGTAATTTGAAGAGTGCTCAGCAGGAAACTCTAGACGCTACAGAGAATCTGGCGAACGCATTTGCGAACTTGCAAGGTGCGATTCTTGACTTCAATGGTGCCGTAACCGAAGCTGAGATTACTACTAATCTTATCAATAGAGATATTGCTATTTTAACAGGTGGTATTTCTACCTTTTCTGGAAGATTGGCGAGCTTAGAAGCTGCTTTCACGGATGCACTCGGCGACGCTAATATTAGTTTAGAACAACGCATTGCACTTGAGCGACAACTTGCTAACGAAACATTAGCTTTCTTGCAGGAGGCTGAGTCTCAAATCACGCAGGCTGGCTTAGGTATCTTTGGACAGAGTGCCGAAGAGAACGCGGCTCTTCAGCAAGGTATTGATGGCCTGGCATTTATTGCAGAGAAGCTCGGTGGTTCGTTTGAGAACTTCTTGGGCTTGAGTGGCGGTGAGCTTGATTCTCTTAGTAAGGAGTTACTGAATTTACCACTTGAGTTCCGTCAACAGATTCTGGACGCTTTATCGTTCTTGCCTGACTCTGCCAGCATTGGTGGTTTCAGCGTTGAACAGTTAGAAAAAGCAATTGGTCAGATTGGTGCTGGTGTTGCTCCGGAGGTTGGTCTGCCTTCGCTCGAAGAGTTAACAACGCAACAAGTTGAACAGTTACAGATTCTACAAAGCTTGTCTCAACAGGAAGCTGCTCTTGCTTTTGAGCAAGTTAAACAAGCTCAAGAACAGGTTGCTATTGCTGAAGAGCAATTAGAGGCCGCTAAGATTCTAGAAGAGCGAGCACGAGAAGAGCTTGGTTTAGTGCGTGAAGGTATTGCCGAAGAAATTGCGGTACTTGAGGCAGCCAATCAAGAACGTATTGAGTTGACTAATCGTGTGATTGCTGCGGATGATAGAAACACACTTAAGCAAATTGAGCGTGAAGCTAAGCTGTTTGCAGAACAGAATAAGGTGTTCGGAGACGTTGGTAAGAGCATTGTTGATGGTATTACTAGTGTGATTGGAGCACGTTTATCTCAACTAGAAGCTGCGGCAGCGGTTGGTTCGTTGTACGCTGGTTACATTCCTAACTTTGCTGGAGGTAATTTAACACCTAGTGAGGCGGCTGGTTTATTACGTGCGGCTCAGCGTGAAAAGAACGCAATGCCTGCTGGTGCTGGATTAGCAGTGGCAAATACGAGTGAAGCCATTATTCCGATGCGTAAATTTGGTTTTGTTCCTAACTTCCAAGACGGTAGTCCGATTGCCGCAGGTATCGATGCAGTTCGTGGCATTAACGAAACTGTTGTTGCCGCTATTGCTCGTTCTGTTACTCAGGCTCTTTCGCAACTGGAAACTGGTGGCTCAGAGAGTACGGACGAAATTCTGGAACGTGTCGTGAATACACTGGAAAGTGTGCGTGGTGAATTGAATGACATCGCCCTAAGCAATACGGCAATTCAAACCCAAACCGCATCGTTGACCGATACTGATACTGCTGCTTCGAGCCCGACAACAGGTGAGAATGTTAGCATTCAACTTGACACCAATCAAAACCAGACCATTACTGTTACTGGTCTAGATAGCCTGGTTGATGAAATTAGAGATACTATCTCGGCATCTGCTGATGAACAAACGACTTCGCAACTGGATGCTATTACTGAGCAGTTAGAAGCGGTCTTTACTGTATTACGTGAACGTGGACTACTGAGTTCCTTTGGACAACCGGGGTAATCGATGAGCGACGTTTTATCAGAAGTTAATAATGCTCCGCTATCAGCGGTTGAGGTTTACTACGGTAAGCCGACAGAGGACGGGTGTAGATTATTACCCGCCCCGCTGGTTGACTTTACTGAAGAGCCGCAATTTGACGATAGCGGTAATAGAACCAGTCTGCGTACTCGACTAACTCTTACGGGCAGTGTGCTCATTGTGCCGTCTGGTAGCTATGAGCAAATGTACGAAAAGCAAGAGGCTCTTCGTCAAGCATTCTCAGTTGACAATAAAGATTTTGTCATTCAGGCTGGTGAAGGAAATAAGACTCTGAATCAGGGCGTACCGATCTGCTCTGGATTGACGCCGAAAGTAATTTCTCTGAACATTGCTCCAGACCTTCAATTTAACAGAATTGATTATACTGTTGAATTAGAAGACCTTACTGCGGCTTCTGGCGTTAGTGGTGTAACTTCTAGTTTGTCAAACCAGTGGACGTTCCAGGAAGACCAAGATAGCTGTACACTTAATGTCACTCACAACGTGAGTGCCGAGGGTCCAGATGGTGAGGCTGACAAGTTTGATCAAGCGTTGGCGGCAGTTAAGCCATTACTGGGTATTGAAAATCTACCAATTCAGTTGCCGTGTTTTGCAGAACCAAATGCGTCTGGATTGTACAATTTAATTCATCCATCAAATCCCGCTGGCGGACCAGTCTTTGAAGTTTCTGTTACAAGAGAGGAGGTAGCGGACGTTGCGAATGGTACATACTCTGTAACTGAGCAATTCGTCATTGTCAGCGGCGTGCCATTCTTCTTTAATAATAGACAAGAAACATTTAGTGAAGACGCAAATGGTATTGCAACAATTACAATCGCTGGTACTGTACAGGGGTTGGGTCGTACATTGTCACCGAGCTTTGGTGCTCAAGGTGGAGTTGGATTTGATCGAGCTTGTTCTGGTTGGTTAAATCAAGTTAAGCCACAATTGCCAGATGACGCTTCTGGAGTATATCTAAAGTATAAAGATGGTGCGTCTGCCACGAATGATGTACTCAGTGTAACAAGCACTTCTATTACACAGAATACATGTCGCGGCACGGTTGATTTCAATATTAGCTATACTGACGATCCATCGGCCAACCTGCCTAGTGGACTAGTCAGCAGAACCTGTTCGGTTAATGTTACAGATGGCGTGCGACTATTCGCAAGCCATGCCATTCCGTTTAGGCGACTTGGTAATGTAATTCAAGATATCAAGACAACTACCGAGGGATCTGTTTCTATCCAGTGTCAGGCACAGGCTAAGAATACTGGCGATGCTACTTTGGACACAAACCGTGCTATCTCTTTTGTGGAGGATGAACTTAATAGACTAAAGGCAGTTCATGCGAACCCGGCGAATTATGTTGACATTCGTGTTTCAAATGTTGCTCAAACTATTAGCGACACAGATTTAACATGTAGTGCGACAGTGGACTTCACATTTACCGTGGACTTAGCAAACGTCCAGAGCGTAACGTCCGATATTACACTGAGGTCATTATAATGGTTGATTTTCCCACAGTACAATGGATCCAACAAGATCCCACGGTTGATCCGTCAGGCAGCCGAGACCTGTTGAGTGGAGCCGCAGGCTTTCTTAAACAGCTAGGTACCGGTGCAGCCCAAGACCTTGATTTCGGCAATGTTAATATCACTGGGTCGGGTGCTGTCAGCGACACAAAGCTAGTTTACGCCAGAGTGAGTGATTTTGGTGATGCCAGCGGCGTCTACCATATGCGTTTCTTTTTAACCAATGCTTCGGCCTTTGGCCCGGGATTTTATCGCTTCCTGGAGAGAAAAGAATTTCATTTTATTCCCAGCCTTGAACTAACTCCCGCAGATAATAACACTCCGACGATTGTGCCAACTACGACTAACTTATCTGGAACTATCCAACAACCACAATTTTCCCTTGGGCAACCATGGATGAGTGGCGTTCTTGATAACGACGTTAGTCAGTATGTGTATCTGGCATTTCTTGGCGGGGCCGATGTGCCAGTTGGTACATATGGAGGAGCTGGATTAGGTACATTTAGATATCGATTATTATATGATTTCTCATGAAGTTTGAAGATGCTATGGGACTTATGCTGCGTGACGGATTGGCTGTCCGACGTGCTAGCTGGAAAAGAGGGCGTTGTATGTTCGTTGATGTTTATATTGGCGATCAACTTGAACAGCTCGTTAGAGTTACAAAGTGGGATAAGAAAAATAATTCTTTAGTTAGTGAAGACCTTTTTGCTGACGATTGGAAGATTTGTCAGAAGTCTAATGGATAAAGAGATAAAACTAGATACTGTAGAAGAAGTGCGTGCTAAGGAAGAAGAGAATACTCTTCCGAAGGGTGTTCGTGCTATGGTGTTTGGTGAGAATTTAGTATTTGTCCATAAGGTGCAGGGTCTATGGATGCCTCTTCCTGAGGAAGAGCAAGAGGTCTTACGAAGTAAGCACGTAGTATAATGGTAGATGTTCCCGTAATTCGATTTTTCCAATGGAATACCGCTGAGGTAGCTGATCCTGTTGGAACTCGACATATCCCAGGAGGCTCATTTGCGTTTCTTCGCAATGTGTCTTTGGGCTGTGGGAACTACGATTCTAGCAATCCCGGTGGAACGTCTGGAGCTATGATTTTTCCAGGGACGACTTTTACAGTCGAAGCTGGTACACCGCCCCCATTTTTGGAGTCTACGGTAACTGCCATTACTATTAATTTAGGTAGTAGTGGAGTTGCTTTTTCTGATCTTAAATTATTCATTTCTGACGATACGGCTCTGACTATTCCAGCACAGAGTGTTGGGTCCGATCCGGCATTTGTGCAATTTTCGACTAGTGGTATTTGGCAGCCTAATGCTGTGTGGCCGTCTGGTATTCACGAGCGGCTTTCTACTACGGTGCCTGACAATATCAATGTGAAACGCCAGGATGGAGCTATTGGTATTTTGCAGCAGGACGATCAAAACTCTTCTGAGTATATTTATATGAATCTGGTCATTCCGTTCGGATTTCCTATTGGTGACTACGGCGTGTGCTCGTCAGGTGCATTAAGATTTGGGTTAATTTTTAACTATTACAATGATGAATACGTTATCCAGTTTGGTGATCCGAATTGATTTTAGTGTATTCTATCTGGGGCCTTTACGGGCCTTTCATCGAACGTTCGAATTAATTGTAGGAGGTAATTACTATGGCTACTTTTAACGCTACAAGTGATACCAACAACGTCAACCAAGTTCTCTGGGGCTGGAGCACTAAGCTTGAGTACCGCACTGATCGTGCCGTAACGGGGACTGCCCTCCACGGTGCCGTTCAGTCTGTTGAGAATCTGGGCGTTGGGGTTTCTGCTGGTGATCCGTTCACTCTGCTAACCTAATTATCGCTGCTATCGACTGGATAGTATGAGGCTCTGCCCGCAAAGGCAGGGCCTTTTTTAGTGTATTCAGAGACATGGGCGTAGCTGTTTCGGCTTAGCTTTTAAGGTGTAAGGTAAATATGGTGACTGCTAACTTTGAATTCGATGGCAATATCGGTACGCTTACCGTAAAGACTCATTTTGGAACGGAACATAAAATTCGTTGCGAAAAGTCTGACGGTGAGATTTTTCGTTTGGGTGGGACGGCCATTAACGAAGTAGTCTGCTTTGAGGGTGTTTTATTAGATCCTGAGAATGGAAAATTTAGAGCATTCTATAATCCTGAGCACACCTTTGAAGGCGAAGCCATTTTATCTCCTGAGGGTTGGGAAAATCCTGCCGATCGTCACTGTTGGGTGACTGAGTATTATACTCTAGACATGGAGGGCCAAGAGCACTCCTGGCTTGTATCTCGTAAGCCGATTGTGGATGCTACCCATTTATTTCTCAATTTAGATGTTCTCGATGGTGGGGAGAATGTCATAAAACGATACAGGGTATCGCCGTTTTTTGGTGACTATAAGGTGATGTACAATGAGTAATCTAATTAATGATGGCTCATTGATTGGTCTTTGGCCGATGCTTGAGCCCAGCGGCTCGCCGGTTTTCAAGAACTATTCCCCAGCTCGTGCCAAACAGCCTAGTGGCATTTCTTTTGATTTCCATGTAGCTGTTTCTCAAGCTCCTGGTCGAGAAGAGATGCAGTCGGTTTGGCCTGGAACGGATACGATTCTTGAATCGTCTGGACGCTTTACAGGATTCCGTCCATTTGGCATTTGGGAAGCTGAGACTGATTCAGCTCCATTTAGTAAATATCTTGTGTTAGGGCAAGCGAACGATGTGACGCGACGTGAAACGCTTGTGCCCAATGTTGCTCAAAGTGGATTTACCGTTGGTTATTGGGTGTTCCCGATTGGCGATGGATATCCAACATTTGATGACGATGTTGCTTCTTTTGTTAACACGTTCTGGGATACGTATGCTGCTAGGTCTCATACGATTGTTGGTCAGTTTAATGCAACAACTAGTGCGTCCACTTCAGTAGGATGGTATTTGGGCGTCTCTGGTCAACGAGCTGGAGCTGCTGGGAATGCATTTAATCCATCTCAGATTCATGCTTTGCAAGCATTTGCTGTTGTTGAAAAAACCGGAACGCCGGTAGCATTGGCTACTCCGATTGAATCTGGTCGCTATACTCATATTACTATGAGCTATCGCTATATTAATGGCACTAGCAACGAATTAGTATTATACAAAGATGGTCGCGTGGAAGCGAGTGGTACGACCGATCGTGATTTCACGTTGAACGATACTAATATTCTTGCAGAAACCTTGACTATTGGTGGTAGTACTGATGGTGCTGATTCTGTTCATACGTTAGATCGTACCACAGGATGGGGCAGTAATATTGTTTCGGGCGTATATTTCTTCCGTCGTCCTCTGCACGAAGGTGAAATTCTTGCATTACATGAATGTGGTGGGCTACAACCCGAAGAGGCGTTTTTGTCGCCTACAGCAGAAGTTTCATTAACTGATTCTAAATTACTAGGATATTATCCATTTATGTCGGTGGGGTATGAGGACGCTTCTCATAAACACAGGCCATTGATTGGCCCTAAGGATATGGGTGATAATGCTGACGGATATATTCCAACCTCGGGACCATTCAAGGCGGGAGCTGTTCTTAATGACGAAGTTTCGAATGCCAGTGACGCCATGGTGGCTGTTAGTGGACTATGTTACGAAATCACTGAGGGGCGTAGTTGGACTATTGCGGGATATTGGGCTCCTGAGAACTCGGCTGAACGTGAAGACAATATGTTATTTTCGTGGGGATCAGTTTCCACGCAAACTAACGCCAATTTAGATCCAACTGCGGTTAGTGAGGCTACGTTTGGTATTTGTTGCACTATTCGTACTGCTCCAACTGAACGTATGGTTATTGAAGCTTATCCTCTGGGAGATCTTGATGGTCGCACAGAGATTTTTGCTTCTGGTCAGAATGACTTCCATCACTATGTTGCGTCACATTATGCGGTTGTTTATGATGACGAGACAACTGGTCTTGCGTTCTATGTCAATGGTGCGTTACAGGGTAGTGGTGTACTTACTCATTCCTTAACTGATCAATTGCATCGTGTGACTGGCAGTGGTTATCCGCTCATTTTCCACAATGGTGTGACCAATCAGCCGGTAGATTCTTCATCTAAGGGTATCCATGCGGATGGCGGTCGAGATCTTTGGGGTACGTCGTTTACTGTTTTTGGTCGACCACTGAGTGCTCCTGAAATTCGTTATCTTGCGGTTAGTGGTATCAATACTGCTCCAGTATGGCGGACGGTTCATGATCCGAGACTTATGGGTTATTGGCCCGCAGACGACTTTAAGCTGAGTGACATTGTAGTACCAGACAAGTCTCGTGTATGGGGAGATATTTCGCCTGGTCATTTGGTTCGTGGTGACTCGTTCACTAAATGGGAACGTGTGTATGATCGTGATCATAATGAAGCCGCTGGATCGGTATTTACCCCATTGGGAACTGCTGCGGTAGATCTTTTTAAGCCTCGTCCAACTGTTCCAGAGTTATCGAGTTTTGGTAACTTGGGAATTACTTCTGGTATCTTCGCACCTTTTGGTGCGAGTTTGGGTCCTGAGGGTGTCAGCGATTTAGCGAACTCTAGATCGGCTATTGCTAACCCAGTTATGCGATATAAGCCGATTATTGAAGAAAGTGATTTAACTTGTCAGAATCCATTAGGCGAATGGGTTATTGCGTTTGAAGTTACACCTAGTGGAAGTATTCCGAATACAGATATCGGTATTGTTGCCAATGCCAATAAAACCCACTTTAATTCAACGCTGTTTACATTTGGCAAATTAGGCACTAGTTCGACCGGTGGCGAGTTTAAGGCGTTCTTGACGAGCAAGAATGCTGCTGGTCCCGATCCGGTTGGAGCTGATGCCGGTACGGGTGCTTCTGGCATTAGTGTGGTATTCCTTGGTCGAGATGGCTCATTAAGTCCCGCGACTAATGTTGTTCCGCTTGTGTCTGGCAATTTACCATTTGGTATTCCAACTAAGGTACTGTTCCATACCAAGTTTGACAATCCGTATGATGCCTTCCATGATACGGTTGGTACAGCACCAATGACCGTTAATCTTTATGTTGATGGTCAGAAAATTGCTGCTCGTAAGACGACTGCCGCTGCGGCAAACATGTGGTCTGACGATGCTGTTGACAGTGCCGATGATTGGTTTATTCAGTTTGGCGGCGAAGCTGCTACTGATTTAATCACTACACAACTCAGCATGGATGGTGGTTTGGGAGATATTCACATGCGTAATATCTTCTGGATGCGTGGTGGGTTTGATAATGGTGAGATTCAAGCGTTAGCATCAAGCGGTATTCAAACACCAACTCTAGCAAACTATGTTAATAATCTACCAACAACACAGCTTACACTGGCTGACAGTAATTTAGAAGGATATTGGCGATTTAATGGTGAAGCTGGTGGTGGCTCGGGCACAACTGATTTGAGTCTGAAACTAAATCATTTGACGCCTATTGCACAAAATGTTGTAGAGGATGATATTGACGCTGGTTCTCAGGGTGCTTTATTCTTACGCTTCTTGCCGGGTCCCATGGCACAAGCAGATATTGCAATCCAGGCTAGCGGTATTACGTATAGTAGTAGACAAGTTAGTAATGTTGCTACAGACAGAGTTCCGCCTTTGGCTGCATCGGGAGCAAGCTTAAATCCGAAGACTGGCTTTACGATTGGGTTTATGCACGCTAAACGTGATGATGTTGCTAACAACCGTTTTGACACATTAATGGCATATGGTGTTTTAGGTGCTACAAGTATTTCTGATACATCATTAGATGCCAATCGTGGTTGGGCCATTGGTATGGATGACAGTGAGAACATGGTCATGGTCATGTCTCATGGTGGAAATATGTACTTAGATACTGGCGTGAGCAACACGGCTCACTCTGGGCAGACTGTTTGTGGTGCGTATAATGGTAGTGTTCTGGGTCACCTAGATGACAACAGATTGTGGGATCAGTTTAGACTTGGTGACTTTGACACTAACAAGTTAGATTTCTGGAGTCATTGGTGCTGGGTGTTTGATCCCACCGATGACAGTTTAACTTGCTATATGAACGGTAATGTTGTCGATAAGCGTACTATTCGACAGGAACCAGACAAGTGGGTTGGACCCAACATTCCAGAGGATCCAACTGCTCGAATGATTACATTCTTGCAGCACCAGGAAGATCCCTGGGATTTCAATACAATTAATCTCAATGATTTTGATTCGGTTATTACAGAGGTATCATATTTCTCTCGGGCATTAACTGCTGCTGAAGTTCGGTATCTTGCTTTTAACGGTATTGATCTAGCCCAGGGTACTGTTGGCAGTGGCATTGTTGGTGGTTATGTTCAGGGTCAAGACACTGGTTCTGGTATTATGGGCGGCTATCAACGTGGTCAGGATACTGCTTCTGGTATTCTTGGTGGATATATGCCTGGTGCCATCACCGTTAGTGGTGTTGTTGGTGGATACGTGTCTGGCGTTGTCTTCGTTACCGGACAAATTGGTGGCTATGTTCAAGGTCTTGGCACTATGTCTGGTATTCTTGGCGGTCTCATGCGAGGCGGTGAGGTTGCTTCGGGCGTAGTGGCCGGTTATATTGCTGGTCAAGAAACTGGCTCAGGAATCTTGGGTGGATTAATGCTGGGTGCTGAATCCGCCAGTGGTATCATGGGTGGTTTCATGTTTGGTGTAAACCAGGCTAGTGGTATTCTGGGTGGCTTTATGCTGGGTGGTCTCACTGGACAAGTTGATTTTGATGCAACGTTTGGTGTGAATATTCGTACTGTGGCAGACTTCGATAGTTTGGTTGAAATTGCTCAAACAGATTCGGCGGATTTTGACGCTAAGGTTGTAATTTTTGAAAACGAGATTGGTCCGTTAACACAGATCATTATTCCGGAATCGAATGTTAGTGGCCTGGCTCCACCATTCAATCAATACTTTATTGCCAAAGCATCTGGTCAGCAAGGCAAGAGCATTACGAAAACGAGATGGAACTTTGGTGATTTAACGCCGCCTGTAGAGGTTACCCAGAGTGGTGCGGGATGTTATCCGGTACAGCATAACTTTGCAAGCAGTGGTTTCTATGTGGTGAAATTTGAAGCGATTGATTCTGATGGTCAACATTCGTCTGATACTATTATCGTAAATGCAGCCTCTGGTATTGATCCAGTATTGATTACCGTGTCTGGTGTTCCACGCTCTGGCTTGGCTGAACTTATCGTAGACTTCGAAACAAAAGTAGAAACAATTCCTGCTGGTGTAAGCGTAACAGCACAGCTATTACAATTTGATGATGGTCAAACAACGATTAGAAATAATCCAACTCATACATACACTGAGCCTGGTGTTTACAGACCAGTATGGTGTGTGCGAGATTCACGAGGGGTATTCTGGTGTGACAGCTTGGAAGCAGGACCAGACTTGTTAACGTCTGGAGGAAACTAAATGAATATTGTAGTAAATGACGGCATTGTTGTAAGTGGTGTTGGAGTACCGCTTAATGGCATTGCTTGGCCATCTGGACAATTTGGTGACAGTGAACCTGGCTCACAATTGTGTGCGTTCTTGTCGTCTATCAATGCTACTTTTGGTTTCAATTTAACTCCGCACAGATTCCAAACTGAATGGGTACCGTGTGGTAATGCTTGTGATTTTCACGGTGCATCTGGACAACTTCCTAATATCGGTCATCCAATTGAGGTATTTGTTGGAGACTTTTTTGTACGTGGCAATATTACTCATGCCGACTATACTTCAACTGTTGGTGGTACGATTGTAAATGTCACCATTGAAGACGATAGACGTACTCTACGTAGAGCTAAAATTCATACCGAAGATTTAGGTGAGGATGTTCCGAGCGGTATTGTTTCTATTGCCAGAGCTTTTCGTAAAGTAAACGGCTTAAATAACGACGCTCTAATTAAAGAATATGAACGTATCTTACAATTTGGTGGCACGTATGAACAGGTGCTATCTGCCATTGACTTTTCTTTCAGTGAGGGTAAATGTGCTTTTCCAGTCAATGACTTCCCGACTGCCATCCAGATTGGTAAGAACCTAGACGGTGCATCTGATTCTATCAGATTCCAATTTAACTTGTCGCCACTAGACGAAGCCATGTCTCGCATGCTTCAAGATGCTGGGTATGATTGGTATTGGGGCATGGATAATCAGAGATTAAATCTGATTAATAAAAAAGTTGAATTTGATATTACCGAGCCACAGATCTTAGATTTGGTTTCTACGTTCGGTAGTGCTAGTGGCCTCAATGAGACCCGTCAGTTGGGATTTGGTCAGGATGTTGTGCCCGAACCGACGCGTTTCCGTGTGCTCGGTGGCCACCAAGAGGGCTTTATTAATTCAAAGCAATTGAGTCCTATTGACGGATTAGACACTGCTGGTATTGATGGACACACTAGTACTAACCCGGACAGCAACTTGTTTGGTGATCTAGTATTTACTAAAGTGTGGGATCAGATTACAGTTGGCTTCTTTGATGCAGATGGTTTCTACAGAACGTATGTACCATGTGAGAAAGAACTTGAGATGGCTTTGGCGGGCATTGAGGCTTGGGCTTATTTTAAGCTATATCAAACAAATGCCGCAAATGACAATCCTCCTGGATTTGATGAAGATCCCGATGAAGGTTCTATTGCAGCACAACACCCTACGTTCCAAAGCCGGTTTGACCCATTAATGCCTTTGGCTGGTTTGGCTACGGGGGCCGCAGAGTCTGGAATTCGTGTCATTAGTAATCGTCGAGATGAAGAACATAATTGGGTTCTAGCTTTCTTTAATAGAATTCAAAGTCATGCGACGCGTCATTATGGTCGCTCATTCATTTTAGAAGGGTTGCTATTCGATCAAGACCGTGGATTCTTTAGGTTAATTAATGCAGCTTGGGCGAATGTAGAAAACCAAGTTCAGGGTTATGCTCTTTCGCCTTCTGGTACAACTGGTGTCAGTGGAGTATTTGTACAAGACTATGAGATTGATCGAGATCTTGGTCCTGTTAGTCCATTCTTGACTGACGACTTTAGGGTTGCAGCTCATGCGGTTTTACCTAAAGGAACAGTATATGGTCCGCAGGGGGATGACACGCCAGCCAGTTTTGGCAATTGGACAGAGGACGCTAAACCTTTCAATCCGCAAGGTAATGGTGATCACTATATTCCAGTAGATTTAACTGTAGTTGGCCAAAGAGTTAAAGATCCGCGAAACGATGACTTGTATGGATTTGAGTCTTTCCCAGAAGGCACATTGTGGTGTCAGTTACCTATCTCTGCTGGTCAGGGATTGGTAGAAGATGAAACGATTGCGTCACTAGCAACTCTATTGACGACTAATCAAAAATTATCAAGTTCGGGTATTTTCGATATTCAGAACCCAGCCATGAACTTGGACGTTTATCGAGCTATGTCTGGTGTGGCGATTCCCGTTCAAGCAAGATCTCGTTATGGCCAAGATTACCCAAGCGAATGGTATTTAGGAAATCTGCATTATGAGCGAGATGAGGATGTACAGCTAGACGACCAGTTCGTGCCGTGGGCGTTCTCGCCTGAGGGCAGTAAAACATCGTTGCAGCAGATGACTGATCGAGCCATTCGAAGAGTGCAAGGTAAAATTGTGCCGAAGAGTTCTTCGCGTTATGGCGACTTCACACAGATTGGCCTTCCTTTACTTTCTTTTGATGCCTTTGCTGAGCAGGGAATTGGTCCGTCTGGTCAGTTTGGTGAAATTACCCATGGAGTTAACGAGGTTAATATTTCTTTTGGCGACACCGGGTTTGTGACACGTTATAAGATCGTTTCTTATTTCCCGCAGTTTGGTAAAGAGGCACCGTTAGGTGAACGTATTCGTGGTATCTTAAATGGTATTCTGAATCCGATCGACTTCACAGATTTGGATTTATTGAATAATAAACCGGGGACTCCAATTGATCCAAGCTTGCCAGGTGATACATTTATTCCGCCTGCGTTCTTCGACGATGAGCAGCGTGCGGTTCGTGTACAGATTACGGAAGTTAATAATGTTTTCACGTTATCTTCAACTCCTGGCTCTGAGGAAGACGAGCGGTATCGTGGTTTAGATACCAATAAATATACTAAGCCACCGAAATCTATCGGTTCTTCAAATAAGGATATTTCGGAAGGTGCTATTTGTATCGATGGCTTTTTAAATATTGATGATGAGGCACTATATCATACAGATGATTTCTCTCTACCAGGCGGGAACGTCGTCTCCCGTTATTTCTCACAGGGTCGATCGTTTGGTAACGGCACTATTGTTGAAGTTAGCAGACGAAATGCCGATGACAGCTCTAAGTATGACGTTACTATTGTTGATGGTGGTGGAGTGGGACGTGCCCTATTCGGACTAGAAGTTCTAAATGGCACAGTAGAGATTGGTGACCGCACTACATTGGCTGTCCAGGGAGACGGATCTGTTAAGCCGGGTGCTGGTCTTACGGGCGTTTTCCTGAATGGTACAACTGCTGCTGGTGCCGGTGTAACGCCCGTAGAGGTTGTTGCTGTTGGTAATATTGGATCTGAATTTGCGACGGTTACTTGTCAACCCCTCGATTATCAGGGTAACGTTATTTCATCAGGCGAATTTTTTGGAGCGACTGTTCCTATTCCATATGCACAATTTGCTGCGTCTGGTGACCGTGGTTATCTAGCTTCGCTCACTGTGCCTAGTGGTGAGTTTGGTGGAACTGCTAGAGTGAACTTTGTTGATATTTCTAAACCAGCCTTCTTTACATTTGGTAATCTATTCTAATGGTTTCGTCTGGAGTCATCCCTTACAGATATAGCACTGGCAATTATCCATTTCGGAATGATACTCATCCCGAAGTGACGCCGGGACCGTCTGGTCTTATTCTGGAAGAATCTGCTTTTGTGCTATTAGCTGAAATTCGTCGTCACATTGGAACGGATGCAAATATTTTACTGCCTAGATATTACACACACCAAGAAGACAGGTTTGGTGTGGGGTATGAACCAAAGGCAGACGGTAGTAATTTACGTAATGCTCCACTTGAAATGGTGGTTCCAACCATTACAGAGCTACGAAAATTATTGACGGGTATTACGGGAAACGCAACTTATCCATCACCAACTATTGGTGAATGGTTACGAGCCATGTATCCTGATCATCCTCGTGGTGACGATGATGGTGCTACAAACGAAATGACAAGGTTTGCTCGTCCGGCTCCATCCGGTGGAGGTATTTCGCAGGGCGTACTTTCGATTCCTTCTGGCTTAATTGGAATTGAAAGAAGTCCAGTTAATGACGCCTTTATTATTGATGGAGCTGATAGTAAAGGCGGATACTATATGCTTGGTTCGTCTGGAGTCTTGATTGATTTAGACTTCGGAGAGCTTATGTACAATCCGCTTCCGCGTATTAATACTCAAGTTGTATCAGCTCATTCTATTTTGGCCACGGGTGGTATGACTCTGACCGCTGAAACAATGGCGTCTACTCCTGGTTTTGTTGATACGACAGGAGACACTTATGATGACGCTGGTAGCACGCCCCGTCCAGCGAACGCAGTTAGTATTACGGGTGATGTTTTATTCTCAAATACTGAATATTTAATCTCATCTAATGGTACAGAAAATTTTGATGCTGGTACTTCTACTTTTACTTATAATTCTGCCAATGGAACAGAATGGTTTGTGGGCGGCCCGGTTGACGATTTAAATGGGGCGTGGGTAGATGCCCCCAACTTGAGTCGTGGCGTGTATGCGGTGACGGTTGCAAATCGCAAGGCTAATTTCCCATATGCTCCTGTAGAATCTGGTATTAATCATTTTGCTCCTAATTTCCAGGTGTTCAATAATGCTCCGTTGGTAAACACTGGATTCGGTGTGGCATTACTGTCTCCTATTACAAGTGGGCAAGTGGCTGGATTTACACGCACAACTGGAGATGGCGTTTTTGAATTCGCTTGTGGTGTTGGTTTAGCCCGAGTTAGCAGAAGCAATATTAAGAAGACCAAAGGTGTATCTAGTACTTTCATTCCGTTTGGTCCTGAAGACACCAACATGGATGGTAGCTATGATCCAGGAGAATTCCGTGACTTTGTGATTGGGTTTGGTACATGGAATGATGAAATGGAATTCCAGAATTCTGGTCTAATTTCATTCCAGGCAACTCGTGGCCTTGGTACGGGTGGTCCGGTTTCTCGTCCAACAGATAGCCTATATACCGGCAGCTTTGTACGAATTTTAAATAATAGTTCTGCATTTACAGACATTTCTGCTGGTGGTGCTTTCCTTAACTATATCGCTAGACGTAGTCCCTTCAATTCAACAGACGGTTGTGGTGTGACGTTTACTTCTGGTACTTGGAATCCGTGTCAGGGATCTAGCTCAAGAGGCTTTTATTACCAGGGCACGCTCTATGGACATTCGGCGGTTATTTTAGCTAGTATGACTACTAATAGAATTTCACCGCTTGAGCCCGCTGATCCAGATCCGGATTTTGGTCATGAAAGATATCAAATGGGTGAGCCACATAGTCTTGATGTTAATAATGCATTTTTTGGAGAAACTGCGGCATCTGAACAAGGCTTAATTTCGGCATTTGAGACTACATCTGATGGTCTGTGGTGTCTTTATGGACAAAGGCGGTTTTCGACTTACTTCTATTATTTCGGCAGATTAAGTTTATCGGGCACAACGTTTACGGTTGTAGAACGAAAATTTATTGTAGCGAGTTCTAGCCAAGTTGATTTTTTCACCACAAGTAGAAATATTGAAACTGCACACCATAAGGGATTTATGTCTGAACGACCCGTTTCAACATAGTGTATTAATAAGAGCGTTGGTAGTGTTTGCCATAGCTGGCTTAAGGCGTGCCATTGTTTATCGTATAAATATAGGGCGTCTTGTGCATATAAAGGAATAAAAAATGGTAAGTGGTATTAGATTCTTTGCTTGTTCTGGTGCTATGGGAGGCACTGGAAATATTGGTGGTGGCGGTACAGCCACGCTTTATGCGGCTGGCCGAGCCGATCCTCTGTTGGAGATTTTTGGGTTCGAAATTAGTGCCACTAACTCTCCTAACCGAATGGGATTCTTTGGCACGGGTGGTGCTCCAAGCAGTCCTGTCATTGTGGGTCAGTATCAAGATCATACTTTCCGAACAGATCATGTCGGTGCGGATCTTGGAGTTATGATCAATAATAAGTTCAATTCGTCTACTACGGCTACTGTATCTGGTACATTTGGTGCGAATGGTGTACTAGGTAGTGTTGATATTTCGGATATTCCGAACTTGTCTGGAACGCTTATGTGTCGTTTCCGTGAACCGAATGATACACCGGTTATTACGCAACAAGCAGTTTTCCGTGCCATTAATCTAACTGCTGCGTCTGGAGCCCCTGATGTGTCTGATCTAGCGACAGGCATCACTGTGCAGGCGGCTCAATTAGCGGACACAGATGGCGACGCTGGCGATTCGACGTGGACTGAAATTTCTAGTGGTGGTAGTTCGTTAAGTTTAGCGGACCAGACGGCCGAAGCTACGATTCACGATTATCATCTAATTGTTGCTGGTAATCCTGGTGCTGCTGGACGTAAGATTAACTTCGCTTACTACATCCAGCTTGAGTTCCTGTAAGATCTACGTAAGACATGAGCAAAGGGCGGTAACTGTTGAGTTATCGCCCTTTTTCTTTGACAGACGGCTTCATACTGACAGTATGTAGACAACCATGGAACTCGCTTTTAGTACTAGAAATCCACACGTTGAACGTGGGAACCGTTGGATTGCATCGCTATCTGACGGTTCTACCGTATTTGAAGACAAGCAGCCCGGCGTTAAATCTGCGTGGCGTCGTTTGTCTGACTACGTTAAATTTCACAAGCTGCAAATTACAAATCTAAGATTAGAGGTGTATGGCAGATCCGTTACCCTCTTGCCATATAAAGACGCTCACGATAGGCCACAGCTAGACGGCTATTGGCATAGTTCTAAGATGGGTGCGTTTTTAGGAGTTGATGGCACGGGTCAACGTAATTGGCGTGGAATTGGATATGTGAAGAATGATACTGTGACTATTATTTGGGTGGGTGACGATGGCAGTATCTCACAGGAGGAGAGAGATTTTACAGAAGGTAATCCTGCGGCCATTATTAACGAGGTTTAAATGTCTCACGAATCTCTAACAACCCCCGGAGTTAAGCATGACGACGCAAACATGCTAACGGAACTTATTTGGCTAAATAGAAATCTGCAATTAGGGGAAAATCCGTGGCGAGGAGCCAACGGAAAAACGTGGGGCAAGATGGTCGCTTGTATCAAGAAGCTCATTCGAGACTTTGAGCTTTCTGCCGATCAGCTTGCTTTTTATATTTACAGATGTGCCCCACAAGACATCGACGGCAATGAGTTCGGTAAGATGGCAGTTGTGGCTCGCAAGCTATTCCGCCGCTATGATCTAGCACAATTGCGGACCCTCTATTTTGATAGGCGACAAAGCGTCAAGGCAAGTGCCACAGAAGGAACACGTTATAAGCAAACAAGTAAACCCAAGAGTTTGAAAGACTTTTTGAAGGAGTTAGAAGATGGCGAAGCGTAAGAGTAAAGACGAAACACCTGTAGAGCAAGCGGATTACAGTTTTTTCAAATCGGAGGTCGAAGGCGACGGCATTAGAATTTGCCAAGCTTCCGAGATGATTGATCCGGAAGGCAACCCTACAGGAAGTTATAACTTAGATTTTGACCTTGTTACTCCATTCCCAGAGGGAAGGATTACGGAAATTTTTGGCCCTGAACAAACGTGCAAAACGACGCTCGTGTTGGAGGCCCTAGGTCAAGCCTTACTTCGGGGCAAGAAGTGTCTCTATGTTAATATGGAGAAGAACCTTAATATGTCCTTAATGCGGACGGTGCGTACTCTACGTCCGTTTTTGGATCAGATTGAGGAAGGTGACAAGGAGTGTCCACTGTGGGTTGTGAATGCCGATAATGGTGAACAGGGATTTGAGGCGATGAAGAAGTTTGTCTCTATGAATCCTGGTGGCGTTGCTGCTTTAGATTCTATTGATGCCGCTCAACCTGAAGCCGTCTTGTCTGGTGAAATTGGTACTCAGAAGGTTGGCAATCTAGCTAAGCTTATGTCAGATGCTATGCGAAAGTTGATCGGCGTTGCTGACAAAAATAGAGTGGCGTTGATTTTTGTTAATCAGCTTCGCGAGAAGATGACTATGTATGGTAACCCGGATGTGGCGAGCGGCGGGCGTGCTTTGCCTTACTATGCTTCGCAACGAATTTCTCTAAAGAAGCCACGTAAAGATGATATCATTAAGGATGAAGATGGTAACAAAATTGGTGTCGTGATTCGATATCAGGTTGTCAAGAATAAATTAGCTCCTGATGGTAATGAAGGTGAATTCTATATTCTTCTTAAGAACGGAATCTTTAGGGAAAAGGAATTGCTAACGCAGTGTCTAAATTTTGGTGTGTTGCAATTTGGTGGACGTGGCGGGAAACAGATTTTACTGCCGGTCTTAGATCGTGACACGGGCGAAATCACTGAGGATACCGTTGTGTTCAAGCAATTTAACGCCGCTAGACGTTTGGTTATGGATCAATTGCTTACGCACAAATTGGATGAAAAGTTACGTAGTGTGCTAAATCCAGGTTCACATGATGTAGACAACTATTTTGTCGATGAAGTTCAAGACACTGAGTAATCGTGAAGTCAGAATTGATATCGTACCAAGCCGATATCCTATTCGTTCACGTAGTAAATGTAAGTCTGATGGACAATATTTTTTAGGTCGTACTATTAGTGCTGTTTATGGAGCAGGTACGTTAATTTTGGAAGAGTTTTCTATTCCGGAGACTCGTCTTGCGATTGACTTTTATTTGCCACACAATAATCTTGCATTTGAATATCAAGGAAAACAGCATGATCAATTTGTTGCTCATTTTCATGGTGACAAGAAGGGCTTCGAAAGACAAAAAGAAAGAGATAAGCGTAAGCGGGCTTGGTGTGAACTAAACGATATTCTTCTAATTGAAATTCGAGAATCGACAATAACGGCAGACGAGTTACGTCATTTAATACAAGAGGCAAGACATGGCTAATGTGGCAGCAGAAAAACTTTTGCTGGCTGGACTAGTACGACATCCTGATGAATTCTTTGAGTACTGTACTTATTTAGGTGCTGATAATTTTTCGTCTGAAGGAGCTAAGCTGACGTTTGAGGCTCTCCAGTCTCTCATGATGGAGAAGGACGCTCAAACTGTCAGTAAAGCTAAATTAGTTTCTGCGGCTAAAGCTTTAGGGCATGTTAATTATCTTGCCACCGTTCGTAATGGCGATTGGCTTGACGAACTGTTTGCTGAGCAAGTCACTGTACAGGAGCTAACGCAGCACTTCTTAGAGGTACAAAGACAGTCTTTGGCGTCTAAGTATGTGCAAGCGACTGAAGACGTTCGTCAGTATTTAAAGACGACAGATGATCCTCTACATAAAATCATTGGTTATGTAGAAGATACGATTGTCCAACAAGTCACGATGTTGGATCGTGGTGAGCACTCTATTTCGTATCTTACGAAAGATGCTCGAAAGAAGATTCAGGCCCTTGCTGAAGATCCTGGTCAACTAGGGATTGATTTGGGATATCCTATTTGGCAGAATAGAATTGGTCAACTACGTAATGGTGGTATTACGTTTGTTGTGGGCACAACTGGTTCTGGCAAAAGTCAATTCGGTCTTCGTGCGGCCGTGACGGCTGCACACAAGGCTGGTCTTCCTGTGCTTCTACTTGACAGTGAGCTTAATGCGAATGACCAATTGATTCGTACCGTCGCAATGTTAGCTGAGGTTCCATACGATATTATTGAATGTGGCTATTGGAACATGACTCGATATGAGTTAATTGAAGCTGGCGTTGATGACCAGGAAGAAATTGAGAGAATTGAAAAATATGCAGCCCGTTTGAAAGATGATCGATTCTGGGCTGTGGCCGAGAAGCTGCCAATTGAATATGTTTCAATCTCTGGGCTTGGTGTGCAGGAAGCTCTTCCGCATATTCGGCGTTGGCTACTTACTAGAGTTAAGCCCGATCTAGAAACGAAGGCTCCTCAATGTCTTATTGTATATGACTATCTTAAGCTAGCAACGGTTGATGAGATTCGTGGTGGTAGAATTGCTGAATGGCAGAGTCACGGTCTCAATATGAGTGCGTTGCACGACCTTATGAAAAAGTATAACGTACCAGCATTGGTATTTGGCCAGACCAATAATCAGATTGATAATGGTATTCAGTGTGTCGCTGGGGGTAAGCGTATTAGTGAAAACGCTACCTCTGTGTCGTATTTCAAACGTAAGACAGAGGAAGAGAAATCAATGGACGGTAATGGCTCTCATCTATGGCGAGTTTTTAAGGCTCGTTATGGTAAAGGAACACATGCCGGTTATATCAATTGTGCTGCTGACTTGAGTATTGGCAAGTTCAATGAACTTGGTTTAGGCACTGTGAATTTCGAAGAAGAACGACGTAAAATGAGGACTAAGAACAATGACGATGATGACAAGTGAGGAGCGTAAACAATTACGGGCCCATGCAAATCGCAACATTATTCATGTTCTAAATGCGTTAGGCTTTGAGTATCGTGCGAATGAAAACCTGTTCCAAGCTTGTTGTCCATGCACCCAACATGGTGGAGATGGGAATAATAGAACCGCTTTTAGTTGGCGTTCTGATATTGGTTATTGGAGATGTTGGACTCATCATTGCAATGAACTGTATGGAGATGATATCTTTGGTTTGATTCGCAGTATTAGAGATTGTTCTTTTGGGCAAGCAGTAAGATGGCTCAAGACTACTTTGGCTAGTGCAAGCATTGATACAACCGTTAAAATTGCTACGAAAGAAACAAAGAGTGGCGGAAAGTTACACGTTCATCAACCGCTTGCTGAGCACAATCTGCGATTTTTGACGCCGCCGACTTATTTACATGAACGTGGCTTTGATCCTGAAGTGTTAAAGTCTTATAATGTGGGACTGTGGAGTCGTTTAGGAACATACATGCATGATCGTGTTGTATTTCCAATCCGTGATCATGAAGACCACCTAATTGGATATACCGGGCGGACCATTCATCCGCGTAGCTATTTTGAAGAGCGTGGTTTGGAGTATGCCAAATGGGTTCATGGGCGTTCTTATCATAGATTTCAGCGTGACGATTCCTTGCTAACTGGATCTATTCTTTTTAATTTATATCGAGCTAAGACCTTTATGTTGCCAGATCGTAAACTGATTTTGGTTGAAGGTCCGTTAGATGGAATGAAATTAGAGATGGCTGGTATTCATAACTGGGTGGCTTCGTTGAGTACTCAGTTTGGTCCAGCACACAGAACATTGTTAGTTAAATATGGAGTGTCTCATTTATATGTTGCATTTGATAATGAGACTCGTGTGAAACCAGACAAGCCGACTGCTGGTGAGAAGGGTTGGGAGATGGTACAAAATACTGTCGGTACGTTATTTAATCTGGAAAGGATTATGTTGCCTCTTGATAAGGATCCTGGTGATTTACCAGTGGATCAGTTACAAGATATTTTTGCGGAGGCAATTGTAAGATAATGCTTAAGTTAAAATCCATTTCTCCCAGTCGTATTAAGACTTTTGATATGTGTAAGTTTAAATACTGGCTTACATATCATCGTCCCGACTTAGAACTAAAGTCTAACTGGGGAGCTGCTCATGGTTCTCTCATCCACGATTTGTTAGAAAATAAGGCTAACGGTAACGATGTCGATTGGCTTAATAGATTGTATCGTGGGTATGCTGGTACATTGGAAACGCTTGATCGGTATGGCAAGCCGACCGTTATGGAATCGCCGCTTCGCTGGGCGAAGCCCAGGGATTATCATGAACAAATACCCGACTGTTTAACGTGCGAAGAAATCGATCAGGAAAATAATAGATGTGGTATTTCTCACGAACCACTTGACAGTCTAAATGGTTGTGCCAAAATGCTGTTTGATGGTTCTGTCTTAATGATGAAAGATGTCATTAAAAGATATCAGGATACATGGGACAGAATTCTGCGTGATCCGTCTGGACAATTGGTTGGTACTGAGTATGGATATAATTTACCAATTGAAGGCACGAACGTACCAATGATTGGTATTATGGACTTGGTGGTTGAAGAAGATCCTGAGACTGTCCATATTATTGACTATAAATCTGGTTCATGGACACAAAATTACGATGAGTGTCGAGATGATATTCAGGTTCGCATGTATTCGCTTGCGTCTCGGAAAGAATTTGTTGAAGACGTTCATGGTAAAGGATACAACTACAAAAACGTATTACTAACATTTGACTATTTTACGAAGCAACCAGTAACAGTTGCGTTCTCTGCTGAGGAAGATGCGGAGACCGAAAACTTTGTGTATAAAAAGATCCAAGAAATTCAGAATACTGATTGGATCACCAGGATTGTTTCGAGCAACGATGATTTCAGTCAGCGTTGGGCGTGGAAGTGTAAGTATATCTGTGACCACAATGTTTGTGGTACGGAGTGGAACGGAGCGTTTAGTACAGATGGCCAAAATTAGTAAGGAATGGGTTGACGCTTATTTTGCGTATGGTGTTGATGTATCTAACCGTAGAGTGTTTTTGTTCGATGGAGTAGATGAAGACACTATTGGTTATGTTATCAAAGGTCTCTATCTTATGGAGGCTGAAAACGATAAACCCATTGAATTATTTATTGGTTCATTCGGTGGTAGTGAGTATGAAATGTGGGCCCTGTATGATGTAATTGGAACACTAAATAGTCCGGTGCATACTACTGCGATTGGCAAATGTATGAGTGCTGCACCACTATTGGTGGCGTGTGGTGAACCAGGACATCGTACCGCAACACCTAACACTTGGTTTATGGTGCATCAATCATGGACTGATTTTGACGGTGAGCGTGTTGACGCCATTAAAAAAGAACTTGCCCATTATGATGATCTAGGGAAAAATTGGTATGCCATGATGGAGCGTCATACCAATAAGCCAGCTTCATTTTGGAAACGAGAATGTGAACGAATCGGCGACAAGTTTTTTGATGCCTGGAAGGCAAAAGAGCTTGGATTAATTGATATGGTTTGGGACCAAAAGGACGGCGAAGAAGATGAGTAAGGTTAATATCACTGTTGCCTGTTGGGAAAAGGGACATGTTACAGAGGTGCAAATTAGTCGTTCCCAATTAAGTAAATTTCAGGCGAAATGTGATACGCTGAAAGTTGTCTGTCCGCAATGTAAGCCAGAAAATAAGGCGATTACGCCACTAAGTGCTTTGACCACTTACATTGCTCCACCTAAAGCTTTTCGTTGTCGGCATGGTCATTTGACATTGTTGTCTTTGTTTAGTCATGGAATGATTAATGTGAAATGGGGACCAGACTCAGAAGAATTTGAAAACATTGAAGGGTCCGCAGACGAGGCGTTACAAGCTATTGCTGACAAGCTAATTACTTGTAATCATACTATTGAAAAGAATGGAAAGGTTCGAGTTTGTGGATGTAAACTGACAGCCGTTGATGATACAAAGCTCGAAGCGTCTAGTTCATGTGGCTTTAAAACAAAGACCCGAGTAGAAGACGTGTGGCGTCGTAATGGCGTGCCGGATCCTGTTGAGGGTGACTATGATCCAGAAAAGGGTGAACAGGGGAACCCGTTCATGCCAAAATACAATGCGACCGAATTCGAGAAACGCAATAAAGAGCGACTGAAGAATATGAAGCGTAAGCGGAATATCTCTGTCGACAGATTACCCGGTACACCTGTCAATCAATCAAGCAATCGACGAAGCAACACAAAAATGTCGCCTGAAAAAGCCAAGCGACTACGAGATGTACCCAAGCAAAAATGAAATTTACACACCTCAATGTTCATTCAAAGGCATCCATGCTATATGGATCTGCCGACATCAAAAAGCTCGCTAAAAAAGCAAAAGAATTAGGGCAAGATACGATTGCCCTAACGGACTACGGCAATCTATATAACGCGATCAATTTTTATCGTGCTGCCACAGATGAAGGCGTAAAGCCTGTCTTGGGCGTTACTGTCTTATTTTGTGAAGATGCCGCTGAGCTAAAAGTTCAAAAGTCTCGCAGATTTAATCATCTAGTATTGTTGGCTGAAAATGATATTGGCTGGAAGAACATTACGCGTATTGTGTCTGCGTCCAATGACAAAGATCACTACTTTTATGTGCCGCGTGTGGATTTTAATCTGCTCAGCCAGCACGCTGAAGGCGTCATTGCATTGACGGGAAGCACACGAGACGGCGTTATTCCTTTTTGTTTATTTGACAAGACTGATGATCATGGTGCGTTGCGAGATCCGGCTGCTCCTTTTAAGGCTGAGGCCCTAATTCGTCGTTTCCTTAAGATTTATGATAAGGATCATTTCTATCTTGAGGTGCAGGATACTGGTGATACTATTCAGCCGGATGTAAATGATAAGCTACGTAAATTGGCTGGTAAGTACGGATTGAAAACTGTTGCCACCAATAACGTTCATTATGTTGCCAAGTCTGACGCCGAGGCACATAGAACGTTGCTGGATATGGAACAGAATCAGTATAATAGAACCACACGCACTGATTTCTCGGCTGAAGAATGTTATTTAAAAGACGTGGCGGAGCTTACTCTAGAAGAAGCAGAACTTGCCATGGCAAATAGTATTGGAGATCGTTGCACTGTAACAATTGATCTTAAGAAACATAGACTACCTAAGTATCGCTTTGTGCCCGAGGGGGTAACTTCTGTAGAGTACATGCGTAAGCTTGCTGCGGATGGATTTGTTGCTCGTGGCCTAAACAGTAGACAAAATATCACCGACTATGAATTGCGTCTAGAGCGAGAGCTTCAAGATATTGAGGATATGGGTTTTGCCGACTATTTCCTCATTGTGCATGATGTAGTTGATTGGTGTCATCAGCAGGATATCTTGCTAGGATTTGGTCGTGGTAGTGCTGGTGGTAGCCTCGTATCATATTGTTTGGGGATTACAGATATTGATCCACTAGAGTATGGCTTGATCTGGGAACGTTTCTTGAATAAGGGACGTGGTGGTTTGCCGGATATTGACACAGATGTTCCGAGATCTAGACGGCAAGAAGTTCTTGCATATATTCGAGAAAGATTTGGCGAGCGTAATGTTGCCCAACTTGTAACGCTTAGTGGCATGCACGCTAAAGGGATTCTCAAAGAGGTATTTAAGTTATTCAATATGCCCTTTGAGGAATCAAATCGTATTACTTCTCTTGTGCCAGCCAAGAACGAAGATCACGTTCAAGTTACCTTATCTCAGGCTCTGGAAATGGTTCCTGAACTCAAGAAATATCAAGAGAAATATAAGGCGTGGTTTGAGTTGGCGTTGTCGCTAGAGGGTTGTTACAAAACAACGGGCCTACACGCTGCTGCTGTTGTGATCTCAGATATCCCATTCGACGAAAGCAGTTACCCGCTTTCTAGAGATAAGAATGGTAATCCTATCTTTGGTTGGGATATGGATACTGTAGACGCTTTGCACTTATTGAAGCTTGATATTTTGGGTCTTAGTACACTTGATGATATTCAGGTTACTCGTGAGCTAGTTCGTGAGCGTCGAGGTATTGATCTGACCCGAGAAAATATGCAGCTTGATAACGCGGCAGCATATGCTTTGATGGGACAGGGGTGGACTATCGGCGTATTTCAAATTGAGAAGCAGCTTGGTAGAACATGGAGCAAAAATCTTCAGCCAGGTAATGTAGAAGAAGTAAGTGACCTTGTATCACTTATCCGTCCTGGTCCTATGGACAGTGGCATGCACACGAAGTATCAGCATGTGAAGGATGGTTCAGAAGCACCTAGCTATATTCATGCTAGTCTTGAACCAATTTTGCAAAAGACGTATTCGGGCTGTTTGTATCAAGAGCAAGTTATCGAAATTTGCAAACGTCTTGCGGGCATGTCGCTGGTAGATGCTGACAAGGTTCGTAAGGCCATGGGTAAAAAGAAGCCCGCCGAGATGGCGAAATGGCGACAGGTGTTTGTGGATGGTTGCACAAATAACAGTATTGATATTGTGACCGCCGAAGAGATCTGGGGTTATATTGAAACATTTGCTGGATATGGCTTCAACAAATCTCATGGTGTTGGCTATGGCCTGTTGGCGTACGAGACTGCGTACCTCAAGGCAAATTATACCGTTGAATTCTTATGTGCTAAATTGCGTCATGCTCAGAACGATCCCGATAAGTTCGAGAAGATTAATCAGCTAGTTTATGACGCTAAATTGTTTGGTATCACGGTTACTCCTCCTAGAGTCAAACGTGCTGGTGCTAAGGTGGACGATATTCTTGATTTCTCTATTCTGGACGACGACCGCATTGCTTTTGGTATTACTTCCTTAAAGGGTGTTGGCGTGACGGCTGCACGCAAGGTTATCAGTGTTGCTAAATCGTCTGACAATTTGTACAATATTTTTTGGCAAGCAACTAAAAAGAAGTCGGGTGTCAGTAGTGCTGTCATCGAAGCATTGATTCGCAGCGGAGCTTTTGATGAAATGGCCGGTGAGCGAGTTCGAATGGAAGCTGACTTTAATTTAGTTGCTGCGTTAACTCCGGGAGAACGCACCACATTGGAAGCTCTTCTAGACGCCGAGCCAGGATCTGATTGGGTCAATATTTTACGAGCCATTGCTGACGAAGAGAAAAGCGTACAGGTTAAAGAGCGTTACGGAGTTAAGATTCCCAATGCAGCTCGCCGCCCGAGACTTCGTGGGGTGCTTAGCGATTATGATAGGCACGATTTATTTGATAATAGACTGAACAACATTACGTGGGAGCGTCAGTATCTAGGGGTATCGTTGAGCGGTACGGAAGCGGATGTATATCGCTCTAAAAATAAATGTGTGGATCTTGTTAAACATGGCCAACCGGGCATGGACTTTGAGATCTCTGTTTGTTTAGATAGCGTCCGCCAGATCTTTACCAAGACCAAGGGTGAACCAATGGCGTTTGTGACTGGACGTGATAACACCCATTCGCTTGACGGCATTGTAGTTTTCCCCAAAGTATACCATAGATGCTCTAGATTTTTAGAGCCGGGTAACGTAGTTAAGATTCGTGGCGAAATCAATGATCGCGGATCCTATATTGCTAATAGATTAGAGCGACTAGCATAATGCAAGAATACGATTTTGAGACATTAAAATTAAGTGAGGAGCAGGAGGCCGCCCTTTTGGTGGGAATGGCTGATCCCAATGACCTCAATAATCAGATCAGAGATCTACTTAATAGCCGAGCCCAGGAAGGCTGGAGCCCCTTAACTCCAATTATTCCACCTACTATCTGGTTTGCTAGAGAAAGTGCCGAGTAATGTACGATTATGCTTCGGTGCAATTACTGGGTAGGGCTACGTCTGACGCCACGTTTTTCAATCTAGATGAGCCAGACAAGACATCAAGGGCGATTTTTACGCTTGCTTTAAATCTGTCATACCGTCGTGGTGGTGAACGAACAGTTCGCACTATCTATAGAAAAGTAGTGGCTATCGGTTCGCTAGCCACCTATGTACATAAATGTCAGGAAGAAGGCGGCCTGCGTGGTCGTTTGATCAATGTTATTGGGCGTATGGACGATGAGAACCAGACCCAAGAACAGATCGTTTTAGTCAGTCCATCCGTGAGTGGCTTTGTCAAAGTTTTTGATAGACGAAATGCTGATGGTTAATGACACAGATATCCTCGATCAATATCGAGGTTTTGTTAAACGAATCGCAGCAACAGCCGTAAAATCATCGGCAGCTATTGATTCTGAAGACTTATACCAAGTCGGTGAGATGGCCGTATTGCGGGCGGTCAAGTCTTACGATCCAACGTGCGGACGCAATATCAAATCTTGGGTTTGCAGCATTATCAGGCAAGATATTTATAATGAGGCAGCACGTTTCTTGGGTATTTTTACAGTTGATCGCCGCGTAACAGAGATGGGAGCAGAAGCGTCACGTTTATATAACGACGGTCGTTCGGATAGCGAAATTGCTGAAGTTCTAGGCAAGCGTATTAGTAGCAGAAACTTCACACCCGAAATCGTCAAAGATTTAAGATTAGCATATTCTAGAAGGCATATTGCAGCCATCGCGGAAGATGCGTCCTTAGACTTAGCGGATGAGACCTCAATTGAGGACCTTCTTTACTCTATTATTCGAAGTGATGTAGAGAGGTCGATTTTGGAGCTTCGTATTTTGGGTGGAGCTTCGTTAGAAGACCTCTCGCAATCATTACTTATTTCTAAGAGTACGTTATCTAAGCTAGAGGCTGCGTTAAGAGAACGAATTTGTGAGACGATTAGAGGGATTGTTTAATGGAGAGAAAGAAACGTATTCTGTTTTGTGGTGAAGCCAGTTTCTTAAATACTGGATTTTCTACCTACTATCGTGAGTTGTTACCACGACTAGTTGCTACTGGAAAATATGAGATTGCTGAGTTGGGCTCTTACGCTCGACAAGATGATCCCCGAGTAAAGGAATTTATTCAGGGACGTTGGAAGTTTTATGGTACATTGCCTACGAATCCGCAGGAAGCCCAAGCGTTTAATCAGCCGTGCCCACACCCTAGAGCCAGAGGGCAAAATACGAACCAGTTTGGCGAAGGTAGGTTTGACTTTGCTTGTGCAGATTTCCAGCCTGATATTGTTATTGATATTCGTGATTGGTGGATGCTAGAATATCAAGAGCGTAGCGTATTTCGCCCGTGGTATAAATGGTGTATTATGCCTACCGTGGATGCTGAGCCACAAGCTGAAGAATGGATTCAGACTTATGAGAATGCGAACGTTGTACTGACGTATTCGGATTATGGTATTGAAACCTTAAAGCGTCAAACCGCTAATGTTCTGGGTAAGCCCAGAATGAAGATTCTGCCAAAGCCGATGCGGCCTGGTGTGGATCTTGAAACGTTTCATCCTATGGACAAAACAGAGACAAAAGATTTCTTTAATCTCAATAAAGAAAATCTGGTAATTGGTTCTGTTATGCGTAATCAGTCGCGTAAGTTGTATCCAGATTTGATTGATGCTTTCGCGTGTATGAAGAGACAGTATGCTGGCGAACCCGCAGTAGACAAGGCTGTTTTAATGATCCATTCTGCGTGGCCTGATAATCAGCATTCGTTTGATTATCCACGCCATATTATGCGGCTTGAGGCATATGACTGGATGCCGAATGCTAAAAAAGGAATTCGTGGCGACATCTTACAGTCGATGAAATGCATGTCATGCGGAGAGATTTCGTGGACGTATGCCATGAATCTCTTTGGTAAGGAAGCAGTGAATGACGGTAAGGGCAATCGTCGTATTAAATTACCTTGCCCTCTGTGTGGTGCGGAAGATGCTTCGCCTCCGGGTACTAACAGCGGATTTACTCGTGAGCAGCTAGCCAAATTGTACAACGCTTTGGATGTTTACGTCCAATGCTCTATCTGCGAAGGTGATGGTATGCCAATTCAAGAAGCTAAGGCGTGTGGCGTGCCGTCTTTAGTTGTAGACTATACCGCGATGCGTGAGAAGGGAAGATTCCCGAATTACGAACACCTTAAGGAAGTCGGCGAAACCGATTCTTCTTACACTTGTCATCTTGGTGGTGATGTTATTCCGGTGGATAGATATTATTACGAGCCGGAGACTTCTTGCAAGCGGGCTTTGCCCGATATTTACCAGCTTGCTGGTAAGATGCGTGAATTACTCAATGATGAAGCTCGTCGTCGACAAATGTCTGAAGACGCTCGTCGTTGTGTAGAAGAGAACTACAATTGGAACGAGTTGTGGAAACAGTGGGAATTTGTTCTAGATAAAATTAAGCCGTTAGATAGGTCTAATACTTGGGACAGTCCGATTGAACCAGCAGAAGATATTGTTGCTCAACCAATCCCTGAGGGACTGAGCGATCAAGCCTTCATTGAATGGTTGTATACAGATATTCTGAAGTATCCTGCTGTTGATCCGAATGGAGCCAAGATGTGGATGGAACATATTGCCGCCGGTGCGAGCCGAGAACAATTATTACATCAATTTTTGAATATTGGAAATCAACAGTCTAACGCTGATAAGGTAAGACAACAGTTACGGGCCGCAGTTGCATCGCAAGGACAAGAGACTATTGCAACCCCAACACAAACACAGGAGTGGTGCTAATGAGACTAGATATTACATTTATTATTGATCGTTCTTTATCTACAAGCAATATGACTCAAGAGATTGAGAAGGGTTTTACAGACTATATTCAGGACCGTATTGCTGATCAAAATGAGGGTGATGAAACGTATTTTACTTTAATTCGATTTGATCATGAATATGAGGTTATGTATGAGGGGTTGGATGCTAGTTTAGTTAGGCCGTATCAACATGAGCCTCGTGGCAATACTGCTCTATTAGATTCAGTGAATCGTGGTCTTCAACAAGCAGATCAACGTTTTGCCAAACTAAGTGATTCTGAAAAACCAGATAAGGTGCTCTTTGTTATTGTTACAGATGGTCAAGAAAACTGTAGTCAAGAAACCTCTAGAGAGCGTCTTGCTGAATTGATTCAAGAAAGAACTGAGAAAAGAAATTGGCAATTTGTATACCTGGGTGCTAACCAAGATGCCTTCGCGGCAGCGGGCGGCATGGGTATCGTCCGAGGAGGGGCCATTAATTATACAGCTAGTCCTCAAGGTGCTCAAGTGGCCTGGCAAAATCTATCTAGTAATACCACCAAGTATTCTTCACTTAATGAGGTGAAGGCTTGTAGCTACAATTTCTTTGACGGTGCTGAGCACGTTGACGATGTTGTTTCGGAAGATAGTACTGGTGGCAGCAGTATTACATTTACTAGTAATACAACTGGAGACTCTAATGATGCCGTTAGCTAAGAGGTTTGTTAACGCTCTAGTAAATAGCGACGAGTTTACGGTGCGTGAAATTTTTGTCAGCTTGGGAACACCAAAAGACAACGGATTTATCATTAGTTTTAATGACGGATCTCAGGCTTGGAATCAGTGGATTCGTGTGAAAGATAACATGAATACAATTACCAGCGTTCGTCCGACGGCGGGCGACTTATGGGAGGGTGTAAGAGAATAATGAAGCTTCTATTCTGTGGACCCCTTAAAGACTTTTCGGGATTTGCTCATGCGTCTCGTTCTTTCTTAAAGTGTCTTAATGAAGGTAATCTAGATCTTGCGGCTAGAGCGATTACGTATGACAAGCTCGATGGTGGTAAATCTATCGAGCCTCAGCCGTGGCTAGAGGAATTACTACGTAAAGATATTCAAAATGTTGATATGGTTATTCAGATGACCACATGCAATATTGAAGCGGTGCCAGTGCCTGGTGTTTGCAACGGTTTATATACTTTTATCGAAAGTGATCGCATGCAAGCTGCTTGGGTTGCCAAGGCCAATGAATTTGATTTTATTATGGTATCTTGCCGAGCCAACGCAGAAGCCATGGTTCGTTCTGGTGTGACTACGCCAGTATTGGTTTGTGCCGTGCCGTGTGATAAAGAGATGTACGAAAAACCTTATACGGCTTATCCGATTGAGAACGCGGGCGAACGAACTATCTTTTATAACATCTGTCAGTTGTCACAAAAGAAGGGTATCGATGCTTTGTTGCGTGCTTATTACGCTGCGTTTGCTGACACGCCAGACGATGTGCTATTGGTCCTGAAGACGTACGTGAATATGGCAGACCGAACTCACGACATGGAGATGATTAAAAATTTCATTAATCGAGTCAAAATGTCTTGCCGTATTCCAACAGATAAACTGCCTCCAGTTCTTCCGTTAGTACAGACAATGACCGACTACCAGATTAATGGTCTGCATAAACGAGGCGATGCCTATGTTTGTTCGTCCCGAGCCGAAGGTTGGTGTCTGCCAGTTTTTGATGCTCTTGGGCACGGCAATACGGTTATCACCAATACGGCTGGTGGTCTGAATGACTTTGTGCGACAAGAACACGCCTTGATTTATCAGGGTACTTCGACTTTTTTCTACGATATTCCACATGCTGATCCAGGTCTGTTTACTGGGGTAGAACAGTGCTTTGAGCCGTCACCAGTTGAGATGGCTTTCTTGATGCGTAAATTCCACTTACTGAAAAAGGGTGCCCGTGAGGGTGTCCTTAACGAAGAAAATCAGAAGGAGTGGGAGTCTATTCTGCAACGTCAGGCTAATGCCAAAGCCGTTTCGAGTGTGTTCGATTATCGAGCCGTACACAGTAAAGTTATTCCACAATTAGAATCCGTCTTTGCGAATTGGAGTAGGGATGATGGTACTCCATTATTTGAGGTAGTAAAAGATGGGGACGATTAATCGTGATGTAAATATGGATGGAGCCATGATTTCTCGCATTAAGGAAGTTGTGCGAGAATATGGTTTTGAAGTGACTAATCTGAACATTGACTTCGCCACCGAAACAGCTCATACATTTGGACAGCGACAACCTGTTGTCATTAGTAGAGAAGTGAATGTAACATTTGAATTAATCGGCACACCAAACGATAAGACAACAGAAGCTCTTTATAGTGATTCGACGCTTTCTAGTGTTTCTGAAAGAGGTGTAGTACAACGAGGTAAAGGGAGAAGGTGGATTCGAAGATGAATAATGTTCAGCAGGCCATGTATGTTCCGCAGATGCAATCTATTGCGGTAGCGGTTAACAAGCGGCCCAAGTTAGTACAATGCATTCAAATGCATAACGAGGAAGAGTTCGCACACACTGTGTTATCTTCTATCTACAAAGAGGTAGATAGAATTATTGTCATTGAAGGGGCCGTAAAAAATAGGCCCAATGCAACTGAAGACGGTCATTCTACGGATCGCACGATTGAGATTATCGAGGAGTTCAAGGCGAACCAAGACCCCGACAACAAGGTAACCTTCGTTAAAATCAACAAACATTGGGAGCATCTGGAGGAGATTAAACAGACCTTTCTTGATCTTTGTTTTCCAGGTGATTGGATTATCATTAATGATGCAGATGAGCTTTATCGTCCAGAAGACATCCGGCGACTGCGGCAGGCTATAGAACTTAATCCGCACGCTTGTGAATTTGTGCCGAATTTTTTGCATTTCTATGGTGACTTTAATCATCTGGCAGTTCCCGGTCCAGAGTGGCAGCCGCAACACCAAAGAGTTTTTAAGTATACACAGGGAATGAAATATGTTTCTCATCCTGTGGTAACTGATAGTGCTGGACGTTGCACATACTTCTCGCCGGAATATCAGGCTCGTCGTGTGATGTTGAATGATTTCTTTATTTATCATTATGGCTACGCTCGTGCTAATATGGATGAGATTATGCGAGCTAAGCAAGAATATTACAAAGGCGAACTTGCGAAGCACGGTGGTGCTGACAAGAAGTTTGATCAAAAGATGCAAGATTGGTTTGATCGTACAGAGCCCGTTTTAGAGTTTGATGGAACTCATCCAGAAGGTATCAAATTAATTTATTTTGAAAATAGAAAGTTAGCTCTTTTTGATCGCGGCAAGGTTGTGGGCAATTGGCGTGATGATGAGTTTTACAGCAAAGCTTTAAAAGAAGAAGAGTATGGTAATATTTGGTTGTGCATGACTCAGAGAGCACAACCGCATATGTCGCACTATCATAATGGAATGCATATCGATGTCTCCTAAAATCTCGTATCTTGTGTCCACTTATGATAGTGGTCATTACTTAGATAGGCATATTCATAATTTGATCAACCGTCAGGATGATCCTGAGTTTGAAATTATTATTGTTAATCCCAACTCTCCGGGCACGGATGATGCGATTGCTCGCAAGTGGGAAGCAACGGATCCTAGGGTGCGATATATTTATTACGAGCAGCGTGAGTGGTACGGTGCTTCATGGCTGCGAGGCTGGAAGGCAGCTTCTGCTCCATTAGTATGTAATAGTAATACGGATGATCTACATTATCCGGGCTTTACCCGAATAATGAGTGAAGCTTTTGATGATGCAATGCTAACCTCACTTGGTAAGATGGGGTTTGCATACGCTGGAATCCATGTTGTTGACGTGGACGGTAGGACGATTGCTGGAGGCGTTAAGCCTCCTTTTGATCGGGAAGTAATGAGTCGAGAATGTTGGGGTGGTCCACAAGTTGTATGGCGGAATGATCCTGAATTCCTTGATTCATTGAATTGGAATTTGATGGAGGTTAGGGCGAACGAGTATCGGTCTGCGTTTGATTACTGGCTATGGCTATACTTCATGTCATTAGGATATGATGGGTTGTCGGTACCAGAGATTCTCACTATCTATACGCAGCGTTCTGATTCTATCGAGAACAGTAATAAGCATGAAAATAATTGGGAAACATATTCTTCGATTGCAGAGTTTTTCCCTCATAATTTTCTAAATCACCTGAAACATGCTAAGGAGTTTTCAGACTTTGATAGTCGCCCAGAACGTGAGGAGTGGGTGACTCACATGCAGCAAAATAAACACTGGAAGAGGCGTAAGAAATGAAGATTACATTAAAGATTGCAGAAGGTAACAAGACTATTGAATCTATGTTGGAGGGCAATGATTCGGTTGTAGAGGCTAATGCAGTTATTTTGGCATGGATGCAGTTGATCTTTGATCAATTTGAAAACCTATTTAATACGGACAATGGCGGAGAAAATTAAAGTACTGCATTACCTGTCTAGTTTAGGTTTAGGTGGCACTGAAAAAACGTGTCAGTTATTCGTAGAGCATTCGTCACCGCAGTTTGAATCTCATGTTGCGTTTCTAAAAGACGGGCGTCATCCCCGACAGCAGCAGTTTCATATTGCCTGTAAAGCATCCGGTGGCAATTTGATTGCACTCAACGATAAGCGTGGGTTACAGCAAGTAATTCAACAGTTTGGTATTGATATTCTCCATGTTTATCGGAGCGGGTTTTCTGAATTCCCAGAGCCTGGTCAAAATATTAGAGTGCCTCATTTTGTTGAGACGAACGTATTTGGATTCCTTAATTCAAATCCTAATATTGACAAGACCTTGTTTATGAGCGAGTGGCTCATGAATTATTCGCTGACACAAGCTGGCGATTTAGGTCTTCGTGAGGGGCGTTTCGATTTTGTTAATAATCCTGTTGAGAGTCCTGCGTCTTCAGAGAAGATTGATTTCAAATTCGATAAGGATGAGATTGTATTAGGTCGTTGCGGTCGACCTGATCCTGGGATCTACAATAGTGTTCATGTTAAGGCCGCAAGACTTTTGCTTGATCGGGGTTATAAAGTTCGATTCTTGGCCGTAGCTCCTCCACAAAATATGGTAGATGAGTTGGGACAGTATGAGGTTCCTTTTCATACTATTGATCCTGTGGTCGATCCTCGTATTTTAAGTTGTTTCTACAACACGATTGATATCTTGGCTCACGCAAGAGCAGACGGTGAAACCTTCGGTGTAAATATTGCCGAGGCGATGATGCACGGTAAGCCTGTTGTAACTCATTGGGCTACGCCTAGTGTTCCTGGAATGGGAGTATTTCAATCTCAGACGGAGCTTGTGGACGACGGTAAGACCGGCTTCGTGGTCGAAAATGATCATATTCAGTATGCAGACGCTTTGCAGAAAATGATTGACAGTCCGTCCCTTCGCGACAGCATGGGGGAAGCGGGTCAACTGAAGGCCGAGAACGAGTACCACGTTAAAAAATGTGTTGGCAAGCTAGAACGAATTTATAGGGAGATTGTATTGTCGTGAAAAAGGTAGTTCATCACAGTAAGACAGTGGGTTATGCTGGCACTGATCGCGTGGCCCAATTGTTTACTAAGTATCTGAAGCAACGTGGTAATTACGATCCCTATATTGTGTATCGTTTAGGTAATCATGATAATTCTCGTCTAGACATTATGAAAGATATTCTAGGCGAGGATCGAGTTGTTGGGTATTTGTGGGAACCTGGCAGATCGGGCAAAACTCCTCCCTACATTCCGGAGTCCTCTAACCTAAAAGAGGTGCTTGCCGCAATTCAACCCGACATTGTACACATGCATCGTAGTGGATATGCCGAGTGGCCGGGTATGAAGAGTATTTGTCCTGGGGCCAAATTTGTAGAGACGAATATCTTTGGCTACAATGATGCGACTAACCCACGGCAGTTCGATTATAACATCTATATTTCTAACTTCATCAAGAATTCTGCTCTGAATGCTGGTAACCAAGACGGTCCAGTTTTATACAACCCTACGGAGCAGCCTGTCTTGGAAATGACAGAAGAAAATAGACGAGAGTGTCGAGAGCGGCTGCTCCGTAGGTTTGGTATGCCAGATGATGCTGTACTAATGGGGCGAGTTGGTAGACCAGATAACTTTGATCCGATTGCCCTTAATGCATTCAAGAAAATTCAGGGTAGAGTAGAGAATCTACATTATCTTGTTGTAAATCCATGTGGGCGGTGGCGTGAAGTTGTGGATCGACAGCGTATTGAGCGAGTTCATTTCTTAGATCCTATTATTGCAGACGATGAACTGTCGGCCTTCTATCATGGGCTTGATTTCTACGCTCACGCTCGTCAGGATGGTGAGTGTTGCCCGTGTAATATTCAAGAAGCCATGATGCATGGACTTCCGATTCTTTCCCATCATTCTCCTATCTATAATGGTCAATCTGAGATTATTGAGAATGGTGGATTCTGTGTGCCAATCAATGATGATACGGCTTATGGAAAAGTAATGGAACAACTGGCCTTGCGGCCAGACGTACGAGAACATTTCGGCCGTGATGCTCGTCGTCGTGCTATGCGGGACTTTGAAGCTTCTTGCGTGACTGACAAGCTAGAGAGAATGTATAGCAATGTCCTCAGTAAATGATGATATCAAGGCCGCAGCACAGGATATTGTTCGCAATGTTGGTGGACGATTGCTGGCCGCATCTCAAGACGATAGAGAACAATTTGAAGATTGGCTTGCGACTTTTGGTCGCGAAGTCATGATAGAAATTCGAAAATTATTACCGACCAACAAGGCAGATAAGGCGTTTGATGCGTATCGAAGAAAGAGACTTACTGGGAGTGACGACGGGAATCATTTGTCAGCAGGTGAATTGCCAGGGGGTGATGGGCAGCGGACTAGCGAAAGCAATTCGTGAACGATGGCCAGAGGTTTACGATCTCTATGTTACAAAACTTTCCTGGAATCTTGGCGAAGTACAGCTTGTGTCTGTGGCTGGTGATTTTTATGTTGCCAATTTAGCTGGCCAGTTTGATTATGGTAGAGATAAGCAGCACACTGACTACGGAGCATTAGAGCGTGCTTTATATAAAGTTTACAATATTGCGGGCATTCTAGAGTTACCCCTTTATATTCCCTATGGTATTGGCTGTGGTCTTGGTGGTGGTGACTGGAGTAGGGTTGCCGAAATAATCGATGGAATCGCCCC